ATCATTGCCCTTAATAGAGACTTCGGTTTCATAAACATCGGCCATGATGGATTCGAGCGGGTTGATAATCGGTCTATCAGAGCCTTTAAAGCGCTTCAGCACTCCATTACTGCCAGTGTCACCCAAACCGGACGCGGTTGATTTATCACCTAAGTCCGATCTGTCACGCATGAAAGGCACATAATCTGTGTGTTGTTCAATGCCTTTAAGGTACTGCTCGTTTGTCAGCAATCCAGCCTCATACTTCCGGCCCCATTGGTTTTCCAGGAATTCATAAAGGATACCGGCTGCTTCCGAGAACTGGGGATTCTCGCGTTCTAGCAGTTCGATATTCGCCTTATGATCGGCTTTGGTTTCTTTCGTTGGCTTGTTCTGAAGCTCACCAATCATAAACCTATCCCATTCGTGGATAGCCCGGCGAGATATTAGATAGCTACCGAAATCCTCTACGGTTTCATCTGAATACTTCCCTTCTGGCATGGCCTTTTGAACAGCATCAGTGAATGATGGTCCTTCAGGAAAAGCGCCATTGTAAGGAATCACACCTTTTTGTATTTGAACATGGGCGCCGGAATAAGCATCCACCGCCAGTCTAGCCAGGGCGTAAGAATCCTCAGAGCGTTTCAAATCAAGACGGCTACCTTTGTTCTTCTCTCTGATCTTAGAAAGCTTTTCAACAGCCACGTAGATAGGGTGCAATCGGTCAAAGAAGCTTGCGTAAAACTTCATTGCGTTGATACCAACAGTTTCCTTGATATTCTCCGGTCCTAATGCTGAAAGCGCTCGTTTAATGACTGGGCCTTTGTCACTGGTCGCCATGTTGGCTTTGATTGCCGCGCCAGACGGTGCAAACAGGTAAGATTGATAATCCTTTTGAACACCATCAATCATTGCCAGGTCTTCTGCGTGATTCTTCGTCATGTAGTTTTCAAATGCCGCGGCAAACTTTGGCGCTCGGTACTCTGCATTCGCTGGATTCAAAACGTAAATGCTGAAGAATTCAGCAAAGCCTTCTCTCAATAGCTGCGTTTCTTTTAAATCAGGATCATAAGACAGTGGCGCCATTTCATCTTTATAGGCTTTGATGATGCGGGTTAATTCACTGCCGTATCGGCTTTCGAGCGCATGGCCTAGTTCGTGAGTAAATACCTCAATCTCTGCCATTCGTCGTAAACGTATCACACCATCACGGGGGTCATGAGTTCCCTGGGCCTTACCTCGGATTCTGCCCGAACGAACCGGCACATTGAAATGATTACGCATTGCCTGGATCATTTCAAAAGAGCCCTTAACCTCAGAATCAGGCTTTTCAGAAGAAACAACCTGCGGATTTAATTCCAATCTGCCCGGTCTGCTCGGATAAATAGAGTCTCTACCAAATTCCAGAACAATGTTGTCGTCACGGATCATCAAATCTCTGGACGGATTAAAGCTCATAGCATCATCAGGAAGGTCTTCAGGGCCATCGGGGGTGTCATCCTCTCCCTTAGCGGAAAGCTCTGCGAGTATTTCATTGTGCTGATCACGAAGTTCAGACAATTCAGCGGCTTCTTTGAATTCCTGCTGACCCTTTTCAAGCAATACCGGGATGTCGCGCTCGGCGTTAGATTGCTCAATCTGTTTGTTTTCCAGCAAGTTAGCGATCGACTCGAGCCGGTTATTCAATTGGGTAGCCAATCCGCCCGGGTCGTTATTCAGGTAATAGCGTTCGTTCCCGTAATTCCATTCGCCGCTCAAGCCAATCTTAAAGGTGTCATCTGAGTAATCGCGCCCAACTGAAACATCAAATCCGCGCAGGCTGCCAATTACTCTGTCCTTTTCTCTGTTAGCAATGATGGATTTAGCCTCAGAAATTATGGCTTGGCCAAAATCCTTTCTCTTTGAGTAGTTTTTGTTACCAATCTTCCCGGCGAATGATGGATCATCTTTCTTCTTAGCAACCGGCAAGGGGTTTGCCTGCAATGTTTCAACATCACGAGCAATAATGGCCTGCTCTTCTGGCAATGCATCGAGTCTGGTTTGCATAAAATCGGCGTCACTTACAGCCTGATACTTGGCGCGCTTAAACTGGCGCTCTTTCTGCTCAAGCTTCTTCACCTGATCGCGCAGTTTGAATTCCTCAAGGATCAAAGGATTACCGGATGCTGCAGCTTTCATTTCTGCCGCACTAGCAGATTCCGCCGCCACATCCTCAACTTCACGAGCATCTAGCTGCCCTGAGCGTAATTGCTCAATGAACCGGGCCTTACCTTCGATGGTTTGCCACATTCGGCTATCGTAAGTCTGCTCGGTTGCATAGCGATATATCTCAATCTCGAATCCTTCCGGGTCAGCATCATAAAGCGAATTACCCTGGCGAATGATTCGCCCTTCGCGCTGTTCCAGGTCTGAAGGTTTCCATGGCGCATCAAGATGGTGTAACGCCACCAATCTATCCTGAACATTCATCCCGGCGCCCATCTTGCCAGTCGAGCCCATTAATACCCGGACATCACCTCGGCGGACCTTCTCAAACAATGCCGCTTTCTTCTCATCGGTATTAGCTGAATGGATAAATGCAACTTCGTCCTCTGCAAAGCCGGAAGCGATTAACTTCGCTCTCATGTCGTCATAAACACTGAAGTCGGAATCTAAAGATAGAATTTCGTCAGGCGATACCTTGGCAAGTTCCTCTGATGCCTTTTCATCACCCTGGTCCGCCTTCTCAATTAACGTGCGAATTCTCGCTTTCTCAGCTGAAGCCGCGCCTTTTGGTGTCGACAGGTCCAAGAAAACCAACTGCGTACCCTTCTGGTCAGCCCACTTATCGGCAATCTCCTTGATTTTGGCGACTGCCTCATTGGTTTTACCGCCAGCCTCGCCGTAATCGGGATCAATTAAGCGCATATCCAATGCTGCCTTTCTGGCATCACTGGTGATCTTGAGCATGTTGTCTATTTTCTTGTCAGTGGGGATATTCGTTGCGCGCTTTACGATATCTTCCATGTAGGTAGATTGGGCATCTGTTCGCGGTATAACGATGTTTTGTGGCTTGCCGCCCTTTATCTTGGGTATCGGTAGCGTTTTGCCTTGCTCCGCGAGCAATGCGTTAATGTCGTCCCGCGTGATGACATCGGCAAACTTTGAATACTGAGTCATTAACTCAGGCATGTTCACGAATTTATTGAACCGGGAGTTCATTTTGTAATTAACGCCAGTGGCATCTAGCTCAAAATCCGAGACTACTTCACCAAACACGTTTGCCCAGGCGTCGAAATGCGCCAATCCCTGCTCTCTCAAACCGGCGTAATCCAAATAGCGCTGCATGGTGTACATTTCGCTGATTGAGTTACTAATTGGCGTACCTGTAGCAAAGATCACACGCCCACCCCGGTTAATGATGGACTGGGTTTTAATAAACATGTCAGCTGCTTTAGCGGATCCAGTTGGATTACCTAGCCCTGAAATGCTGCCCATACCCGTGGTGTACTCAAGATTTTTGAATTCGTGGCTCTCATCAGAGGCAATCATATCTATGCCAAGATCCTGGAATGTTAGTCCGTCATCCTGATGAGCAATATCTGCCATTTCCTTGAGTTTGTTTTCAAGGCGCTCCTTCTGCTTCTCGAGTTCTTTAACACTGGTCCTATCGCCAGACTCTTTGACCGCTTTAAGCGATTCGGTTAAATCCTCTAACTGCTGATCAATAAAGCGCTTTGTCTCATCGGGATCTGTCGGCAGTTTCTTAAAGCTGCTGATAGGAATAATTATTGCGTCATATTGACCAGTCGCTATTCGAGCAAATAGCTCTCGTCGACGTGGACCGGCAAAGTCTTTCTTATCTGGAACAAGCAAGTTTGCGTTCGGGTACAGCTTCAGATAATCATCTGACCATTGCTTAACCAAGTGATTCGGCACCACAAGTGCGGGTTTTTTGGCGAATCCCGTGCGCTTCGCTTCCATCACAGCACCAATGATGGCGAATGTTTTACCCGCGCCAACTACGTGATCAGCCAGTACGCTTTTTGACTGCATAGACCGCCAGATAAAGTTCTTCTGGTGAGGTCGAAGTGAAATAAGCTCTTCAGGTACTTTGCCTGGCAACACCAAATGCTTGCCGTTATAGCTTCGACCAATTGATGTATTGATGGTGTCGTTGTATATCTTGCCTAGACGTTCCCGGCGCTCTGCCGCTTCCCATATCCAGTCTTCAAACTCTTGTTTGAGGTCATTTACTTTCTGGTTTGCGGCTGCGGTAGCTTCAGCGTCGACATAGGCATTTCCGTCACTATCCCTTCTGGTGATTTTAACGGGCTTATTGCCAGATGCTGCTTGTATCAGTTCATAAGAAGTTCTATCCGGTGTTCCCCAATCCTTGAGTTTGGCAGTGCTAGAAATCCGACCGCCAAAATTCCACTTTGCGAGCGGCGCAACATATGTCCAGTTAACGCCAATATCTTCACCTGCCAAGTAATTGGTGAAATCGTTCATTACGTCATTGGGCAACCAGGGCGCGCCAATTTTAACGATAATATCTATCGGCGCGATGTCTTCGGGCAATACTTCCGTCAAAGCCTCAATATTCCGGCTGTAAACCGGATCTAGCGCTGCATTCTCTTTTGCTATTTGAAGTTTCTTTTTGACGTTACCTGATAGATATTCTTCGGCAGTCTGCCAACCTTCCATTGGATCTTGGTAGATGGTGTTACCGAGTTCTTCAATGATTTGCGCTTCAGGCTTACCGTAAAGCTGTTCGATATAAGGCAGATCAAGCTTGCCTCGCTCCGATAGAGAAGCTGTTAGCCCATCTGCCGGGGTAGTGACTTGAGAAACCGGCTGATAAGGGAATTGTGTCCGAGTAGAGAAGATATCGGCCTTCTTGGCTGATGCTGCTCGCTTCTCTTGCCCGGTAGACTTCGCTACGGCTGCTGATACCCCTCGATCATAATCAGGCTCAAGCGCAGCCAGGCGAGGCCACAATGGGTCTTGTCTCATCAATGATTTGTTTGTGGTCGAGTTAATAAACCCGTTTTTCTTCACAAAGGTATCGTATTGCTTGTTGAGCTCTTCCCTTACTGGCGCAATATCCTCGTCAGTGTAGTTACCAAGCTGCAACTTGAGTATCTGACTTACGGTTTGGCCTACTTCTGCCATGCCCCGGATTCGTTCTAGCTGTCGTTCCTTGAACGGTACTTCTTTTCCGCTCGAGTCTAGGCGAGTTTTCACGACTTCAAACGAAGGTTCGCCGTTGATATCTGCGCCACGTCGACGCAATTCACCATCCTGGAAGAAGAAACCATTGTGCAGAACGTCGCGAATATCGCTGGATAACTGCACATCCGGCTCAAATGCCGCGCTAACTGGCTCTGAAATGGTCGAATAGACGTTTTCAGGCAGATTCTGGATAGCTTCAGCCAGTAACTCAGAGATATCGTCGCCTTTCCTGGCAACCAAAGCCGGCTCATTGGCGCGATACATCGACCCTTCAGAACGCATTTCACCCAACATCATGTTTGGGTTTTCAGCAAAATACTTGTTTACTTTGATGGTGGTCCCATCGGCGCCGGTAATGTCGACGGTTTCAGTCCATGAGTAGTCGGGAGTCTCTTGTGAGCCCAGTTTTCTCAAAAATATGATGTCGGTGGTAACTTCAGTCCCGGCATTTTTCAGGAAAGCGTTATTGGGTAGTCGAATCGCGCCCAATAACTCCGCACGATTAGCCAGATATTCCCGCTCTTTGCTGGATGCTTTGTCCAGCAATCCCTTGGAAACCACCATTGCGAGAATGCCATTCTGTCTCAAGCCATTGAGAGACTTGGCAAAGAAGTAATTGTGAATCGAAAATTTGCTGATATCTTTGCGTTTGCCATCATAAATCTTCTGGCTACCGAATGGCGGATTACCTATGGCTAGATCGAATGTGCCATCCGTCATCGGGAAGTCTTGAAAGCCTGTTGGTGCTGAGACTTTGGCCGATTGATATAGCTGTTTCGCTATCTCGCCTGTAATGGTATCGAGTTCTACACCCGTTAGCTTTGACGCCTGGCGAACTAATTGCGGCATCAAACCGAAGAAATTACCGCTACCAAGTGAAGGTTCAAGAATAGACCCGCCCTTGAAGCCTAAGCGCTCGAGTCCAGCATAAATGCCGCCAATGACTTCCTGAGAAGTGTAGTGAGCGTCCTGGGTAGAACGCCGGGCATCAGAGTATTCTTCCGGGGTTAATATCTCCTGAAGCTCTGCTGCTTGTGTCTCCCAGCCTTTTGTGACGGACCCATTGGGTTTAACGAATGCTTGAGGCATTCCGCCCCAGCCGACATATTTAACTAATACTGCCTGCTCTTCTTTCGTGGCGCGGCGCGAAGGATCTTCAATAAATTCACGGACTAGACGAACTGCCGCGATGTTTTGCTTAAACTTGGTTTTAGCACCACCGCTACCGAGATTATCACTATCTTGAATAGTGTAATCGGTTGTCTCTATGTTTCCTCGTTTTCCTCCACTCCGGGCTCCGGGTTCAGAAACAGTCGTTTCTCCCGCGTTTGCTCCCAGGCCTCCTGTTCCGTCAGTCCCGCTTCTATCAGGCTGTCCATTTCCTTGATTGTCGCCTGGACCGCTCTGTTGATTTCCTGCATCAACGTCCCGGACATTTCCAGTTGCTTGACCTTGTTCGGTAGAAACTCCCTCCAGTGTGCCAGTGTCTGCTGTTCCCAAAGCTGCATCTTGGCTCCCTCCTAGTTCGCTAATAGCGCTTTTAATTTCTTCCAATTGTGATTGGATGTCAAATTCTTGGCTTGTTTCCGGCTCTTGCTGCACTTCCTCTACCTGGCTAGGTGGAGTCAGCCCGGGGTTTGCTTGCTCTAATAGCTGATTTTCCAGATCTGCTATCTGATCATTCAGCTCAGTCAAATAGTCCTGAACGGCTAATTCCTGATCACCTTTGAACGTCTTTACCCGGTCTATAAGCTCGTCGGCCATTTTCGGAGTAACGGCTTTACCCGCTCTCTTGATGCAAAGACTTATAGATCGCACAGCAATGTCTCCGTGGCGGAAATGATAATAGCAATTAGCTCTTCGTCTTCTTGAACCAACTGCTCAATAATTTGTTTTCGGGTTAAATTAGCCCTTACCCTGGCAGTACGTTGTTGCGGTGATGCGTATGTTAAATTACCACCACCCGCTCCCGGCGATGGCTCTGGTTCTCTCGGTACAACAATAACGACAACATCTAGATAAGAATTGTACCCGAAACCGGCAGTTACCAGGATACCATTTGCACCCATGCCGTTAGTGACTAACATTATGGCGTATCCAGCTTATCCCTTCTTAGAATGGCTGCGTCGCCAGTCCAAGGGGTTGCGCCAGCTTCATCCTCAAACAAATCAGCCTCAAGCAATACAGTCGTGTCATCGTCATCATATATCTTTTGCTTGCTGGTGCTGGAATCTGTGATGTTCTTGTTTTTGACAATCTTGTTTGTTTCTGTGGATTTCGTTGCAGCTGTGGTTGATTGTGTTGCCGAAGTAGCCAGCAAAGCATTCTGCTCCGTAGTTAAAACTGATCCAGTCGATATCGGATAGACAGGATTTCTCCAACCACCTGGGTCAATACCGCCGCCGCCGCTCGTAGGATCTTTAGCAGGTCTTTGTCCGTCATCCCTGTACCATCTGGATGCGTCAGTGATTTTGATAAACACACCTAGAGTTTCATCAAAGAAGATGTTTGCGTTAGCGGTTATTATCTTATAATCGCCTTCTTGGGCAGATTCTACGCTACCCCACAAGTGCCACATTCCATTAGAAGTCGTCAGTGTGTAGCAATAATAAGCATATGGGTCCGGGCCGGAGTAATCCGTGTCTGCAATAAGATCAATTTCGTCATTCGCGACATCATGGCTAAATCTGCCAGTCAATGTTGATCCATCAATACCCGCTGAAGCATATGAAGCATCCGCAGTTACCGATACGGCAAAAGCAAAGCCGGTGCTACTGACAAAACCACTATTGGAATCTATCTTGAATGTGGACCCAGCATCTAATTCTGCGAATCTGTAACCAAATTGTTCACCTGCCAGAAATTCTTCACCATCAATATAAGTGTCTGAATATGCTGAACTTGCAGGATCACCGTCTTGATAAAGGACCGCGTATGTAGTCCATACTGCTGTGCCATCTGTTGTGGTGTTGCCTGGCGTTGTATCCCATGTTGGCTCTGTTCCAGCACTGGTCCCTGCCGTGGTGCAGCGCAAGTAAAGCCCGGCTGTATTCTCACTACCGAGCCCTGTTGAGCGCAATCTAATGTCTCCAACGCTATACGCAGTTGAATCTAGCCTTGATGCCGCTGTTAAGGCTGTAGCATTCCAAATTTGGAGATTAATGTTGGCGCCAGCAGTAGGCATGCCTGACCCTGATATTGTTGATGTAACATCAGGTATGAAGTAAGTACCGTCATCGGCCTGGAATTGGATGAAATCAGGATGCGGATCACCAGATCCATTTAACACCCTAACTCCCTTCTGTGCTGCGCCTGTGCCGCCCTCATGAATCCCTCGTGCTGTCTCATAAGATGATCCTGCTTCCAGCACCATATCCCACCAGTTAAAAGGGGATTCGCCGTTATATGTGGCATCTAGTGAATGGTTATAGTTCAGTTCGCGGAGAATAGTTTCAGCGCTCTCGTTTGACTGAATCGTGATGCTAAAATCTTTACCGTTCCATGTAACAGGGCTAGCACCGTGATCAGTGAATGTCAGCGTTACCGCTGGATCACCCGTGGCCGCCGTGATGCTTTCCTCTGCCATGTTAAATTCATACTCAGTTGGCTGAAGATTCCCGCCAAACAAAGCAACAATATCTGCCCTGGCTTGCAGCTTTCCATTAACCTGATACTTCCAAACCCATCCACCTCGAAGATCATCGCCGCCGTTGGTGTAAATAACGATAACTTCATCAATGATGCCGGAAGCTCTTGCATCAGTCTGCCCCGTGCCTGGCGTGGTTTGGTATTCGGCAGTGTTGCCTGTCCAAGTACCTCCTTGTCCTTTAAAGCTCGCTGCTTGCTTCTGAACTACATCTGAAGTATCTCGGTACTCGTAGCCTGCTCCCATCCAGTTGTCTAAGGATGCTACTTTAATATAAGCATCATCTAAGAAGATTGCAGTCTTAGCGCCATCCATTCTGATAGGGTAATCAGAGTTATGCAGAGCTGTCTGAGCGTCGTATGCGTCATTGAGCAGAGAGTTAATATCCGCACCTTCTTGCCTTGTCACTGGATCTAACTCTTTGGTTAGTGGGTCATAAGTTAAATCGGTCGTGTAGCTCAAACCATGACTGGCGTTGTAACTTGGTATGTCCACCAGTTCAAAAGTCACTGGAACATTGGCGTTTGTTAGATCGACACCAGTCCGTCTTTGCTGTTGATACCCAGCCGCCCAGCAAGTAATGCTGACTGTCTGATTGCCGTGGGTCCATGACTCTGAAGTTGATGCAGATGCAGAGAACAGTTCGGCACCACCAGCCTCATTAAACACCCTGAATGTTGCTGCTACGTTACTAGTCAGATCCAGGTCGAAGGTGGGCGCAACTTCTGTCAGGGAAGTGGCAGATCCTGAAACTGAGGCATCGCCTATTGTCTCGTTTGTTGTTACTGCCACTGTACAAGCTACAGCGACTGCCGCTGCAAAAGTCGTTTTGTCTATTTGGATATTCGTAGGAGCTGTCAGTGCAATGGTGGTGGTACTCGCACCCGTATACTCTATCTCTAGTCCGACCGACGCATTACCATTGAATATACAACGGGCATACTCGTTAAACTTAGATTGTAGTGCGGCTTGAGTTGCGCCAGTAATGTGGACCGTCGTGTTAGTTAGGGTCACACCTGATGTTAGATCCAATGCGAGATCGAGCATCTCCGCACTATCGACAATAGACATGTTACCGATTGCGCCAATATCAGATACATTCCAAGTGCCTACGTTTTTCCATGTTCCGCCGTTGAACGTCCAGGTCGCGTTAACGTTCCCCGCATCACTTAGGTCCAGAGTACCACCTTTAAAATCAATAACTGCATCAAACGTTGCGGTGCTCCCTGTATCTAACTCAAAGACAATGCTATGTGAGCTGTCATAGACTTGGTACTGAATGCGTTTAGCATCAAAGTCCGCTGGATTTGGAAACGAGAAGTTCTCACCATTCGTATGGAAGTGGGTGACCGATGAACCGTCACCGATCTGGATACTAATCTTTGTCTCGTATGCGTCACCCAGTTTTTCAATGAGTTGATCGTAATCCCTTAGTTGTTCTTTGGCGGCTGACCAATCAAGGTAGTGCATTGGATCAGAGTCATCCCCTCCTATCACTTGCAGTCTGTTCAGCTTACCGCAGTAGTCGAGGTATATTTGGGAGACCGAAGTGGACGCACTATGAAATGCTGTGCAAACGCCGCGAATGTCCGATAAGTCAAAACTGCCACCACCTATGTCTGACCCCACCCTATTCGTTATATCAGCAGGGTCTATCACCACAATATGCATCGCACCAGCAACAGGGAAAGTGTCAAATGCCGCAGCGTCAAAAAACCTATACTGCTCCGAGCCTGTCCCTCCAGACCGAAGACCAACCATGAGTCCGTGGTTAGATAAAATATCTGCTCGTGTTAAGTCCGTACCGCTACCGTAACGGACATAGAAGAATATCTTGGTTCCCGCTGCCGAAAGATCTTCTGTTGCACCTAGTGTCATTTCCCGAACATACGCGGTACCAACTGCTGTGCTGACTGATTGCGATCTCACACCAGGCATGTACAAGTTAAGCCCGAAACCAAGATTGTTATCCGAGTTGGAATCAACCGATGTCGTGCTGATTGTGTCTAGTGCGGTGACATCTGCCGATATGTCTTTGAGCGTATAACCTTTGTAACCTGCGTTGTCGTGAAACGCGCAGATCAACTCCCAGGGTGCAACAGTGTCGAGGTCACAGCGAACAGGTTTTATTGCGGCAGTGTCAGATTTAAAAGAGATGACAATGCAGTGACGATTTCTCACAGCGTCTAACAACCAGAATTCCCTGGATGGGCTTGTTACACCTGAGTCCTCTTCAAACCACCAACCTGATGACACACCTGCTTGTGTGGACCCTTGAACATTTCGATCACTACCCAGTGGTCCCGACCCGATCTCAGGTATTGTTTCGGCCCAGTTACTTGTCGCGGCAAGCCATAGACCAAATGTGTTTGGCGCACCAGTAGTACCAGTTGGTATCCCTTGTGTTAGTCCAGTGAACCCGGTAGAGCCATGAAGCTCCAGGTCAACAGCAGACGATGACGGAACATCACCAAGTGCAACAGCGAGAACGTATATGTCTACTGAGCTACCAACTGTAATAAGAGGCATTGTTTCGCCAGCACCACCTTCACTTACGCTGTCCACCGTGGCAGATTTATAAATGACCCCCAGACTGTTGTTGTTGTAAGTACCTTTTGCACTAGATGATACTGTCCAGCCTGGTGTCGCTGTTGTGATGGCGTTAGACGTATTTTTGGCAAGAACTAAAAAACACAACATATCACCAATAGCATACCCATCTGGGTCATCGGGTGTGATGCTGCTTGCGATGTCGAGTGACTCTCGCTGAGAAATCTTATAAGCCATTAACCGTCACCCTCATAAGTGATAGTGCTAACAAGCTCTGCCATTAAAGGGATGTTGGTATTTGCGTATTTTTTTCGCTTTACCTGGTGAGTGATTTTTTTGACTCGCTTGCTGGGCTGTTTGGATTGGGCGTTTAATATTTTATCGGCAACCTGGTTGACTGCAGACGCCACCAATTCAGTGATTTCTTCTTTTGATAAACTGGCGGGTAACGCAGGCATACTTTCAACGACATCAGCAACGCTTGCGCTTGTTGGCGGAGATTTCGGGGCTCTGCGCTTTCTGCGTCCGCCCCTGGATTCTATCTGATCAGCTCTCATCCTCGAATGCACTCCAATATAGATTGCACAGTATCTCTCTTTTTCCGAAGTCGTCTAAGCGCTTTTTCTGCATTTTGCGGCATTTCATAAACATCGCCGGTATCTTCTGCAACCACTTCAACCATGACATCGTATTGAGAAGCGTCAATTTGATCAATGGTCGCCCATAAATCCGTCTGACCTTGTGCCGCCGCGATATCCGCCGTACTGTCAGAGCCAGTTAGCGTGAAGTCTCCAATGGCCTCATCTGCTGCCGCCTTTGCTTCTTCAGCTCGTTGGGCATCAATAAGCGCCTGGGCTTCTTGCTCGGCTGCTTGTATCTCTTCCGGTGTTTGCTGAGTAAGCTCAAAGCCGCCCGAATACTCTTCATATGCCTGATCATAAACTTCTTGGTAATTAGGATCTTGAGGTAATGATTCAGCCAAATCCCACAAATCACCTTCGACAATGCCATTAAATGCCGGGACTTGCTCTTCGCTCATGCCATCGGTCAGGTCTTCATAATCATTAGCGTCATAATCCTGTTCGGGCTGCTCCTTCATTGCGGCTATTTCAGCCTCGATTTGCTGCTCAATCCCATCAGGGTGATACTTTGTCTCTATGCCGTTTGCTTCATTCAGGGCAATGTCGAGCGCTTCATTGGCGCTTATCTCTGATGGAACATAACCCCATTGCTGCAATAGTTCTGCAAATCCATCTGGCGTCATACCGCCATTCTTTCGGAATATGGGATTGCCAAATACCTGATTGTTAAAGCTCTTATCCTTTACCGATTCTGGATCCAGGCCTTCTGCAATAAACGAATCCGCATTTAAACCTCCTTTTTTGGCTGCCAGTATCAAGGCAGAATCTACAGTCGTATCCAGTACCGTGGATTTCTTCTTAGCCTTTGGTTTTTCGGTGAGTGTCGGCTCTACAATTGGCACAGGTTCAGCCTTTTCAAACGTGGCTTGAGCCTTCTCTATAGCTGCCTGATTTCGCCCGTGTGGGTCCGTGGCGTTTAACTCGAACTCTGAATTAAGTTGAGCTCCATATCCCGCCATGGTCCTCTGTAAATCGTTTTCAAATGCGTAGCTGTTATAGTCTTCTTCCTGGGTAGCGCCCAGCACAAAAGCGCTTTCGAGTTTGGGAATTTCAATAGCTGCCTGCTTCTTGTTCATGTCAGAAGCCGCTGCTCTAGCCAGTTTCATGGCCTCTTGCTCTAATTCTGTTTCAATGCTCGCGCCTGAATTCGCCATAAAGAAAGCATATGAGAATCCTTCTGGTGTCGCTGATCGCAATCGCTTGTGTTCTGGTACGTCGCCACGCAAATCAAATGCCCATGAACCGCCGATATGCTTGGCCTTGCTGGCATCTAAAGCATTTCTTAGCGGTGTCGGAACAAGTTCTTTAGTCAGGGGATCAAAGTAGCCATCATCGCGCTTATCAACTTCACGTTTTACATTGTCGACGTTTGCGGTCGGAAGATCAGCATTGAAATTGCCCCATATCATTGTTTTCTTGGTGTACGGGAATCCAAAATGACTGGGATGAAACGATAATCGAGCATCAGGCAAGCCAGACAGCTTCTGAATGGTCCCTACTGGGTTTTCAATGGCCCAATATCTAGGCTTCATCGCATTGATGACGCGCAAAGTATGCTGAACCAGCGCGACTGCTTGATCTTGCTTTGCCTGGGCACCTTGCTTCTCGTCAACTCCACCGGGTTTGTATCTGTTACCGGCAACCGAGAATTCCGTGCATGGGCATGCTGCCAGCACCATATGAACGTCATCGTCGACAAAACCATTCTCGAGCAACCAATCCATATCAATGTCAAAGACATTGACGCCTTCACTAGCCAAATCGACTTTGCGAACATCATAACCAGCAAGAGCCCATGGATTAGCCCATGTTCCGGTTTCATCAAATAGGCTAATGACTATCTTATTGCGGTTTTCACCAGACAAACGCTGGCGGTCCATTTCCGCTTCCCATTCTAATATTCGAGCATCAGCCTGATTCAGCGATAGCACTTCACCGGATTCCTTAACAACGCGCTCCATCAATACGCGCTCCTCTGGATTGGTGTAGTTCAGGTGTAAAGAGCGGTTAAACCAATAGTCGCCGTATTCATCAAGCGGCTGCTGTTTGGTGTAATCCGAAAATTCAGAAGCCGGCACACGCTCTGGTTCCGGTTTTGCTTCAACTCGCTCCATGGTTTGATAGTCCCAAACCTCGGAAAGATTGTAATACTGCGGTGTTTGGCCTATCGACTCGATGAACATGCCTTTTTCAAGGTCAACCGCCATCAGGTCGACCATTTCACCGAATTCTTTTACGTAATGTGTGGCGACAAATGACTCGATAATTTCAACGCCATAGCCACCTTCAACCTCAACCACTCTGGCATTATCAGCGTTTTTAAATACTTTTGACGCCCTGGCGCTCTTCTCCGAAGCGAATGGATCGCCATTGGATTTTAGCTTTACTTCGCCTTTTGGCTCGCTGGCTTCTTGACTGCCCTCGACTGTATCAGATCCTTCGACATCTTGATTGATGCCTTCCTGCTCTTGGCCTTCCTGACTCTCTTCTGAAACTCCTTCTTCGACAACATCTGATTCTCCTTCAAAAACCTCGTTATAGAATTGATCAATTTGTTCATCGTTCATGCCTTCAGTGAGTTCGTTCACTTCACTTAAAGACATTTCCACGCCATCCACTGAAACAATGTTCACTAAATCTTCGCTGAAGATCACATAATTGTATGTGCCATCATCACCTTCTTTCCCTCTGGAAAATCCGTCTTTGTACTTAGTGCCCTTCACGCCAAGTTCGAGCAATCTAGCGCTTACCCTGGCTTGAGCAGGGTTGCTATAAACATTACCTCCGCCTTCTTGAGAGGTTAACTGTCGGTAAATGCTTTTCCCGGTTTGGTTATCGCCTATCTCAGAAAACCTATATTCATCAATCTCTTTTTCGGTCGCCAGCTCTAGCGCTTCTTCCCTGGTTAATGGGTCCATGCCTTGAACAGCTGACGCAGCATCAGAATAATCACCATCCGGGTCATTATGCTCGAGCACGGCAATTATCTCTTCACGAGACATTTCCTCTAGTCTTTTCCCGGAGCCCTGCATATCTTTCAGGGCCTTCTGCACTAACTCGCTTTGTTCTTTAAAAGGCAGATCCCAATCAAGCAATTCATCTGATTGGACATCCAACTCGACCGTATACACCTTTCCTCTTGGGTCATACTTAGCTTGTAACTGCGTAGCCATTCTATAAAAGCGACTAGCATCCTCGGGGTTTTCGCCTTGCATCGCTCTATCGCCGCGATTACGCATATCTTTAGCTGCAGCTTCAAAATTACCGTTGCGAGCATCAAGAGCGCGAGCCATTACATCGTCTTCAGAGATCCCTGTACCCTTGCCTAGATTATCCCGGTACGATCTTGCCACCCCTTCCGATTCGGCAAAATACAAACCATGACCAAAGGCTTGGGCTCCTTCACCTGTACCTATTCTCTCAGTTGTGAACTTGCTAAAGCTATGCGGGGATCCGTGGTGCGCTTTGATTTTGTTGCTGGCTTCCGATTGCACAATATTGCTTGTGTCGAAAACTGCAACGGTCGTTCCTTCTCCTTCTGGATAGGTCACTGCATCATAATCAACTTCAATGATAGCTTCCCTGATGCCTGGGCGGTCCTCCAATAACTGAGGCGCTATTACTTCAATGAATTCACTATCCCATTGTTCCCGGTCGCCGCGCTCGCCCCAAACCTCAGAGTCTTCAAGCTGTTCGGCGCGATACTTACCAATAGCCACTTCAACTTCTGTAGGCAAATCATCGAATTCTTCAAGGCTATCAATGGCATCTTCGACACGAACCTCACCATCTACTATGTCTTGATAGAGCTTTGTCAGCTCACCTTGAGTCTCAGTTTCAATATCTTGCTGTGCGTTTTCCGTGTTGCCGGTAGCGGGAGCGCTGGTTTTTTCAGTGTTATAAACCCATTCCCTAAATTCCTCGACATTCATTTCAGTAATGTCGCCCAGCCCTTCCCAGCCTTCATCGTAGTTATCCAGGTAGGCTTGCGCGGCCTGATCCTCGGTCGAGAAGCCCATCATTACCTTGTGTTCATCAAACTCGCCATCGTAGTATTGATCAACAATAAAAACCTTATCGCTCGCCAAGTCTTTACCAATGAATACGTCGACATGCTCAATGTCGCTTTTAACATCGCTTCCTGAGTCATCGGCGCCCCGGGTTCTTCGGATATAGCCATAATCGTTAGCCATGGTAATGGACCAATCATTACCGTCAGGATCCCTGCCTGAACGAGAGGACCCGCGAGGATTTTCAATGGAGATATCAAAGCCGTTGAGCTCGACTTTGCCCATTTTGTAATTGCCAGCTTCCTTTTGTGCCTGGGTAGGCTCCGGGAGATTGTTTTCAGGTGACGTTGCCGCTTCTTTACCGGCTAGATATACCTCATTGCTCTTCTGAATAACCTCAAAAGCTTTTTCTTTTGATTCGAGCCCTTCAACCACAGAATTATCTCTGTGACTGATTGCAAACCAAGTGCCGTTTTGTGGGTTTTGATCAATTATTCCGCCAAGTTCTTGGTCAGGGTTTACCGTTAAAGTACCTTTCGGATTATAGTTCATCGCCCAACTTTCAATGTTTTGCGGGCTAGTTCTGTTAGATGCCCCGTACAATTCAGTAAGTCTGTCATTGATTTGACTGTATAAATTGCCGGCAGCCTTGCTAGGCCCAGTATTAGCTTCATCCAAAGCCCACGCTTCATTTGCAAGCGCCTCCAAAACTTCTGGATTGTTTTGGTTATTACCAAAATCTTCTCGGATTGCCCTCAACCCTCGAGCGTCTTTATCCGCAGTCGGTGATTTTTCTTTTGTGGTGCTAGGTCGAGAGAGTCTTGCACCTCTTTCTTTCATCCACTCATTGTATTGCTCGGCAGACATTCTCCCATTCTCTGCCAAACCAACGCTTTCCAGCGACCTAGTTTCATCAGCAGTAAATCCTTGGCCACTTAATTCTACCGAATCGCCTTTAAACTCATCGCTTAAAAAGACGCGGTTCAATCCTTCTTCTAAATCACCATTGAAAGCTGAATCTGGTACGGATTGGTACGGAGTAGTCTTAGTTTCTATTTCAGGGGTAACGGGTTCTATCTCAGGCTCAACGTCATCCGTTTCCACTCTTCCAGATTCAGGCGCAATATCACTGCCTTTGTTTGTTTTACGTCGCTCTATAATTTCATTATTGAATGTTTCGGTATCTAGGAATGTTGTGTCGGAATCGTCTTCTAAAGCCTCTTTGATATTTTGAGCGTGGTTAAATCCAATCCGAGAACTTCTCTGGATTTCGCTAATCTCTAGTTCTCTTCCTGTTTCTTCTTGAAGAGCCCGAACTTCCTCGAATATTTCACGATTAACAATCTTGCCCTGAACACTTGAAACCTTTGTATCAGAAGAGATATCCGGTGTAACAGACTCGATATCTTCAATAATATCGTCCGCTTGAGCATCCAGGGAGATATCAGGCGCATCTGTCACGCCCGGGACATCGTTTACTCTTAATTTCGAGCGTTCTTCTGCCTCATTGAGTATTGTTTCTGCTTCCAATACAGCATCATCAACGGATTCCGAGGTAGATATCCTGTTTGCAACTTCCTCAATGCCAACTGTTACCGCACCAAGCGTACCACCAGCACCCATACCAATGATCGCGGCATCACGAACACCCGCCCAAACCTCTGGACGTTGCAGTGCTTCTGCTACCGTGTCATTTGGATCAATCCCAGCATCATAGGAAACTTGCAATAGCTGGGTTACTGGCTCTTGTAATCCCTCAGCACCAGCTGATTTGAGGATTTTCAGTAACCGGCCATCGGTCGCCATTTCTGTCAAAACGCCTAATGGCAGTCTTTCGGGCAATGCTTCAAACAATACGCCACGAACAAAGGCATCTGCTTGCGCTTCATCAGGTGTACGCCCCTGGTCCCTCGACTCAGCATATTGATCGCCATATACCTGGCCCGACATGATAGCCAGACCAGCATTCGGATTACGGGTAAATAAGCTGCCAGCGAGTGCCGGTACCATTTCAACCACTGCGCCCAGTGTCGACGATACATAAAATGGCAGTGATCCTTCGGCCATATCTGGCGCATTGGCTTCAAGGTCAAAAATCGCTTCGCCAGCAATCTTCTCGCCGGTTTGGGATATAAAATTGTCCTTCAGCAAGTTGGCGTATTCTTCACGAGATAGACCCAGTGCCTCGGATCCATTCATTAATGCCGCTTCCATACCTGGGTTTAAAGACGCACCAACATCGCTAACAAGCGATTCGCCCAGTGCTTGAATCATGCCGCCAGCAATCTTTTTAAACCTCGTAGGGATGTTCTCTGCGGTCTTCTGCATGATTTCCGCCCAGCCATCACCATCACTGGGAGTTATGAATTCTTGCCAATCAATAACTTCTTGGTTTAAACGGTCGCGCTCGAAAGCATCCCAGTCAGTAATGTTGCCAACTTTCTTCTCTGCTGGCGGTTCAGCAAGCATTTCTTCTTCAGACAATCCCTCTAATGGTGGTGCTGAATCCAATTCAGCCTGAAGGGGTCTAGGCAATGCACCGCCAGCAATCTCTTTTAAGCGCTCAAGCGCTACCCTGGATGTCGATCCTTTGGCGCGAGCATCTTGAATTTGCTTCTGCAGATCAATGATTTCATCAGGATTGCCGGTTGCCTGGTAAGCAATGTCGGGCTCTGGCGCCGCATCAACCTTTGCCGGCTCGATTTCTGCCGCGACTTGCTCTGGCTCTTTGTATGGGAATCCACCGTCTAACTCTGGCTCTCGCTGTCTAACAGCTATTGGCTCAGGTTTCTGTGGCTCTTCCTGAACCGCAACTAATGGGGTGGTAGGGTTTTCATCAACCTGGGTAGGGGTTTCTTCTAACTCTGAAACTGGTTCTTCAGCGACTTCAGGTGTATAGCCAAGACGTGTATAAAAATCTTCCCGGTCTAATTGCTCGGAATAGAATTTATCGTAAAAGGCATCGGCTAGCTCTTGGTCTGTACGATCATCGTACTGCGGGTATTTATCCCGTATTTCTGATAGTTTCATTAGTTAAATAGGCCAAGCGGATCACTGCCTCCTACTTTATCACCATTACCACCAGTTGCAGCTGGTTTTCCTCCAATATTCTTTTCCCAAGAACTCAATATATCCTTGAGAATCACATCGTAAGATTTGGCATCCGGTAGCCGGTTTCCGCGCATATCAACTTGATTAGCATCTATGTCACGAGCAATCTTCCCTGCTTCTTTTACCAGACTGGTTCGGTCTTGTGGTGGATCAATCCATTCTTGGGTTTCGGTATCGAATACACCCTTTGAACCACCAATAAAGCGTTTACCTAGCTTAGTATCACCTTCCATGGGTCGACCACTGGCGGCCATGATCTTCTTCGCGGCTTCCAGTTGCTCTTCTGGTGATGTCGCTTTGCGATACGCTTGAAGGTCTTCTAGTTGGACCTCAGCAAGTTTTTCAGATGGACGCGAATTCCTGGCCGTTCGCTCTAGCGCATTTTGCTCTGCGTCATAGGATTGCTTATCTTCGCGGTCTTCAACCTGATTGGCTCTTAGTTCTTTATCTCGAGCGGCCATGATCTTAGCCTGGCGCTGCGATTTCGCGTCATCCTGATAGATTTCCTTTGCGGTTGTAGCACCCGCCACAACACCCTTGCGTAAAGAATTAAGCAGGCTGCCCATTTTCTTCTCCTGTTTGTTGACTGGCAATAATGCCGCCTAAATCAGATTCATTATATCCGGCCAGCAATTCTTGGGCTTCTTCAGGCGATAAACCAAATTCTTCCGCAACACCAATCACCATTTCTTGCGTCGCGGTATTCAAAACCTTTTGGTCAACCTGGGCAATGCCTTGCTGGTTAATCAACTGGCCCACATTGTCGAGTATCTCAGCTGCTGCCGGTAATACCAGTTCGACTGGCAATTGCCCCTTAGACATATCATCAAGCTGGCCCATGATCATGGTAGTCACAGTCGCCATGGCATTTGCTGGATCATCTGATAATTGATTCAGAATATCCAAGAAGCCTTTTTTGGTCTGCTCATTTTCAAACAAAAGGCCAAGTCCGGCAGTTACGATTTCATCCCGCGCTTGCTGCTCTTCAGGGCTTGCTGGCTCGGAGCCTGGCAATTCATCGCCAATCAAACCGTTGTCTTCACCGCCGACCTCTGCTTGCTCTTGTGGCGCATTTGTCTTGCCTGATTGTAAAACGCCCATTAGCCGCCTCCTTTGCCTACGTTACTGGCATTTCTAAGTCTTTGCAGAATGCCGCCACCACCGTATACCGGCGCGCCACTGGATTTGTACATCAAGCCACTACTGCTAGGATTAAACCCAAGATCTACATCGCCAACACCCTCATAGGCATCACGTAGTCTTTGGGCTCGAAGTTCTTCCTCTTTCTCAAGTAGATCAACCTCATCATTTCCAAGCGCACCAGCAATAGTGCTAGCGCCAATCGCGGCCGCCGTGGGGTTGTTTTTTGCAAACGTACCAACACCCTTGGCAAAATCAACTGCGCCTGATCCAAGTTTGGCAAGAAGCCCAGGCTGCGCCCCTGCTGTCACTGCCTTTGTCGCTGCCGTACCCAGCGCTTTGTTCGTTGCAGTGTTTACGGCCAGGTTAGTCGCAGTCGGCGCGGCCGCAACACCCGTGCTAGATACTGCTGATTGAGCTGCATTAGACAAAGCTGCATTAGTCGCAGCTTCACTTGCACCAAGTTCTAATGTGCCTGATGCTGCGCTACCAAGCGTATCAGCGAATACTGCGCCTTCTGCCGCTCCGGTTGCTGCCGCTGTTTCAGTACCAGCGGCTAATGTCGTTTGAGCCACTGTATCCGTGGCACCTTTCACAAAGGCGCCGTTTATCGACGAGAAGGGAGTATTCCACATACCAAATGCGCCCCCCGTGAGATAAATAGCGGCGGCACCAAGAAGCACTTTGCCAAGTGTCGAAGATGTTATTTTTTTAAACACCTTTTTGACGCCTTTGACAATGCCCTTAACGGCTTTCCCTATCCCTTTAATAAGTTTACTCATGTTCTCACCGTTTCACGTGAAACTTATGCATAGTCTTTTATGGTGATAAAGACTTTCCGGCCATCAAGAATTGCTTTTGAAATCAATTCATAGATACGCTGATATGCGTCCATCGTGTCATAGTTTTTCCCTGCTTTTGTCTTGTTTTGTCGCTGTCCATCACCAGTCAATAAACACCCTTCTGAATGGTCATCAGTAACGCCAGGGTGAATATAGATCCATGTGAAATTTGGTACGTCCTGGAGCCATAGCATGCCTTTATGCCATGGGTATTTATCCTTGTACCTGCCGTGCATGCCGCCCTCAGTACGTAGCTTAATTTCATATCGGCCAGCTGGTATCCGTGTTTCCCCCGGTACTTTCACTTCTCGGTATTCATCTTCAAGTAAATAGCACAAAAATTCCGGGCGGAAATTTACAATGTTGTGAAGCGTACTTAGCGTACTGTCGCTATCGCTCGAATAACGTAATTGCTCTAGCTCTAAGTTACTCATTTCCAATATACCCAGGTGTTAACTTGTTGAAAGCCCATTCGGCCAATGACTCGGCCAATGCGCTCATCCATTCCAATTTCCTCAGTGAAAGCAATGCACTTAATCTTTCGTTGAGGTTTAGCCCAATTCACAAACCGGCGCATCAACAAACCGCCATAAGAAGGCACAGTGCAATACCACTGCACCACCGAGGCTTGCTTACGCTCAAATACCATCTGTTCATGCACCAGTGCGGATAATGCGCCGACAACCTCACCATCTATCACAGCAACCTCGCAGAAATTCTCAGGCTTCATAATGCAAGTTTGGGCCAATGCCTTACACTTATCATATGAAACGACTTGCCGTGGTGCTGGGTCCGCCTTAAGCGCGTTGTATCCAAGCAAACCAACCATGTGCAAATGGCTCATGTCAGCCGTACAAATGCCTGTGAATTGCTCTTTTTGGATTGCTGCTTCCAATTATTGCCCCAAACCTAAACTACCCAGGTCGCCAAGATTAATATTGATTCCGGTGCCTGTTGATATTCCACCGACTCCATTGAATGTTGTGAAATTTAGCAAACCCTCTAAATCATAGTCAGCTACACCGCCAATAACCGTTAAACCACTTTGGAGTAACTTGTTTTGCTGGTTGATCAGGTTTTGCTTTTCTGCTGCGGGTATATCTGGCTGTGCCAATATCTCACCAATTGACGCCGATACCTGGGCGTAGAATTGCGATGCCGAAGCGCTGGTTTGAATAAGCGCACGGTTTTCTCCTTCGATCCTGGCCAATTCTTGCGCTTGATCACCGCGCAATCCCTGCTGCTCAAGCGCTTGCGAGCCAACAATCTTTTGCAGCTCAGTTTCAATTCTTCCGCGCTGCTCAATAAGGCTTTGCTCTATCTCTGCCTGCTGGGCATTTAATCCAAACTGCTGAGAACCGCGCAAGTCTTGTAGTTGTCGGTCGATATCACCTTGCATGGCCGCTAGGTTTGCACTGATATTGCCATTCTCTCGAGCCAGTTCGAGATTAAGAGCGCCTTGGCGTTCAAGTAATCTTTCCCGAGTCTCAGCGTCCGCGTCCTGAAGCTGGGCATCAATTAAACCCTTCTCTTCCTGAATCCGCGACTGTGCGGCTGTCTGTTGGGCTAGAATGCGCTCTTCTTGCTGGTTCCTAAGATCCAATAATCCGAGGTCAATCTCGGCTTGTTGTGCAAGCAAAGCTGTTCTTGTGGCTGCATCAGCCTCTTGCAGTTGAAGATCAATTTGGCCACGCGCATCTTGTAACTGTAACTGCTGCTGGAACCCAATGAATGAAAGCTCTTCATCAATCTCAGCCTGCCGATTAAGCAAATCCATTCGGGTAGAAGCATCAGCATCCTGCAATGCCAAATCAATCTCGCCTCTCTCAGCTTGCAAATCTGACTGTATCTGACCCTGTATCCCGGCTAACTCAGCGTCAATTTCGCCTTGACGCTCAAGCAATGCTTTTCGGGTTTCAGCATCCGCGCCTTGCAACTGAATGTCGATTTCACCGCGCTCTGACTGCAATCGAGACTGAATATCGCCTTGGCTTTCCTGCAACTCGCCCTGAACCTCACCTTGCTCCCTGGCTAATCCAAACTGGTTTGCTTGCTGCTGGTTCCCTTGCTTCACAAGAATAGAGTTTCTAGCATCTTCCGTAGCAATTGGTATCGTGGCCTCATAGTCTGATGCACGTACAGCGCCTGCTGTCATGGTGCTATTCAGTGTGCCTGTACTGTTTTGAATCTGCCGGGCTCGGGTTTCACCAAGCTGCATTAGAGGACTGCCTTTCTGCTGCAGTCGCTCAGTTCGACCTTCAACTGTGTCTGTGTCGTAATCGAGTGTTACATCAGGGGCTTGATTGGAAGACGGTTGATATCCGGTTGAAGATGCTGGATCAGGCGTTGAATCTCCAGTAAGTGGATCATCTTCTAACTGCTCGTCGGGTGTTGGCGTATTTGTCGTTGCTAACGGGCCTGGCATTATGTGGGCGCTCCCATAACAGTCATATTTTCAAATTCTGAACTACGAAGCCAAACATTACCGCTTTCATCCACTTTTCGATGAATTAACCGGAGCATGCATGCAAGATCTAAACGTAATTCAGTTTCTTTTCTGGCAAAAACCTTAATTTCTTCTTCGCTTGGCTCTCTGCCTATCATAGCAGCCAGTTGCAATCTGGTATATTCATGGTCTTCTGTGATCAGATTAGAGGCATAGTCAAATGTTACCCATCCTTCATCCAGGTAATCTCCGCTTTCATCTAACTTAGAATTAAAACACCGGATAGCAAGTGATTTGGTTGTGAGCGACGCTGTGACACCAATTGGCGGACGACGCTCTTTCCTTGGATCTTTGGGCCATAGGATCAGTAATATGGCTAGCACGGTCCCGGTCAATCCCAGGATAAAGCCGCCACCAAAGAACAATTCAAACTGAGTGCCTTCCATGTCCATGGAAAAGTAGATCATGGCGGCGCCCATAGCTGTCAGAAACTGAGCAGGGTGAAGCAATACTTTATGTATCTGTGCGAAAAATTCCTTATCCACCCTGGCAAACCTCCATGCCGTTTAATCCTCGTCTTGGTCCTCTTCGTCTTCGTACTCTGCATCCTCAAAGTTTTTCAAGAATGGCATCAAGCCCGATAACAAAGCCCCGCTGAGTTCGACCTTTTTCTTTTCGGCCAACTCTTCAAGTTGTTCATAATCTATGAAGGTAACGCCCAATAGCGTTACTTTCTCCCGGTCCAGCTCCTCAATTTCTTTTTGGTACTCTGTGACCTGCTCGGGAACAACGACCTCAACGCCCTCATCATTGATTTTTGTATCGTAACGACTAGCAACCGACTTTCGAGCCGCGCTGTAATCATCAATAGCGCTGCCTGCTTCACGCAAAAGGCGAGTTACTTGTCGCACCATTTTTCCAGGCAGTTTCTTTTGCTGCCCTATATCTGAAAGCGCACCCTGAGCGTCCAGTAAATCCTTTGTGACTAATGTAATTTGACCCATGTTTTCGCCCTCTTTGCGATTCGTGTTTTAAGGTGAAGTAATTCTACTTTGAAAATTATGTTTTCGCTAATTTCCAAGAGTGGTAGGCGGCAATCACACTGGCGCAAGCCGTTCCCATATCCCAAATAGTGATCAGTAAAAAAGCGAAATAGTTGTGGTTTAGGAAAATCAAAAATCCAGCAATGCCAAGATGACCAATCCCGCACGAATAGATAAATGCGCTGGTGAGTCGCCTGGGCACGTTTTCTAATCCGTGAATCGCAATGAAAAAACAATAGGCAGCGGTAATGGCTAGATTCGATAGAAACCATACAATTGCGGTCACTGGCCATTCGACTAATATCATTCGGTCGCTATCTTGCTACTGGGAATCACCAAGCCACCTGTGCCGAAGCTCACCCCGTTTATCTTGATTGGATATTTGAACACTCTGCGAAGCTTTGCGCCACCCTCGGGCTGATCAATCGGTTCTTGAACCTCAATAATTCGACCTGTTTCGAGAACATAATTATCATTTGCGGTAAAAGCATCTGCAGTCTCTTTGTCCCATACAGCATAATCATTATGGCCAATGTAATCACTTAACGAATAGCCACGGGGCGCAAGAAACATCCTCTCATACGCTGCATTGGCAAAAACGATCTTGCCCGTCGCATCTTTCTGCCAGGTAGGAAAAGGAAGTGAATCCTGCCCCATTTTAAACAGCGTGAATTTGAAGGAGACTTCATCTAACTCTTGGCGGAGTTTTGCACTCTCATTCAGGCAGAAATCAGCTTTCTTCTCAGTCTCAGCAAGCCTCGCCATCAGATTTGAATTGAATTGGGTTTCTTGCGTGGGGTTGAAGTACATGTACATCATACCGAGCAATACTGCCGCTACCGGCCCTATCTGCTTCAATACCGCCGATGCTGTGTCATTCATTCTAATCATGCCTTAGTCCACAACACGCGGACAATTCGGGAGAGCGACTTGCTCAAATCTCGAACTTGTTTTTAGCATAACCTTGAATCCAAATTCACACAAATACGCAACGAAAAATGCAAAACATTCAAAATACATCATGAGTTCTTTCATAAAAGCTCGTATTTGGCGATTCTACGATACTTTCACTGTCCCGCCATCATTCCAGAGAGAGCCTGTTGTACCTGCTGATGTAGGTAGATTCAGGAATATCTCGTTAAAGTTAAGAAACGCCAAGTCATCCGCGCCTGCTCCGCCGCCAGAGGCTCCGAAGACAATAGATCCGGTATTAGCCGCCGCGTTGAAGTTCACGGCACAGGTTGTCGCGCCAGTAAGCAAAATACCTGTATGAGTAAGAGCAGTAGCGGTGCCCAGAGTGTTTCCATCCCCAACGCTAAGGTTGCCGTCAACCAAAGCATTACCACTTACCTGAAGCTCTACGCCAGAAGCCGGAGCAGTCGAGTTGTTGATATTGACGGATGCTGAGAACGTCGCGTTATTGCTGGTGTCCAAGGTCAAGCCTGCGCTGTTGACACCGAGGCTAACGTACCCGTCACTGCTTGCCCCGTCGTTACCAGCGACAAACGCTCGGTCAGAAGATCCCCAGTAGATTCCTTGGTCGTTAGACAAACCGAGGTCGTCTGCAAGACTAACCGTGGAATCCGTGTTCACCGTGATAATAGGGAACGTGTTACCCGCCCCGATAATTGTAGGGTGAGCCGTTGTCGTGCCTATGGCGAAGGAGTTGGTCAGTGTTGTGCTGCAGTACGCGATGCCGTTGACGGTACCGTCGTTCACCACTAGACCGTTGTTGGATCCAGCACTTACCGTGACCCTACCATTGAATGTGGAATTACCCCCGCTATCAAACCCGAAGGCTTTCGTAGCGGAAGAGCCGTAACCGAAGTCCATACCCCCACCACCACCGAACCCAGTGATACGACCGGATTCTGTACCGCCAGCGTAGAAGAATACGTACCCTGCTAAAGCTGATGCAGACTTAACTACAAGACCCGCTGATGCGGCAGTAGACTCCACCTCTAGACCGAAGTTGGCCGCTGAGCTTGTGGTCTTTAACTGGGCAGCGTTTACGGTCACACCTCCGGCAAACGTGGCGGCTTTAGATGAGTCATTGAACGACAGCAAGGCTGCTGATGAGGAGTCCAGAATCGCCCCATTCGCTGTGCCTCCCGAGGCCGTATCAGGTTTAAGCAACCATCCCCAGTTAGTATCAGGCTCTCCGAGATAGCCGTTACCGAAGTAATAACCTGCGGTGTGTGGGACAGTAATCGAACCAGCGGCCGAGGTATTACCCGAGCCATCCAATGTAAGGTGCGTCGTATTGTTTGCAGTGACACGAACGTCGCCAGCATCTAGGCCACCGAAGTACATGCCAGCCCCGTCCTGCTGGACACCGAAACGCTCGCCGCCCACGTTGGCGATAAATGTACCTACCACCGAGATATTCTGCGTATTGGCGTCTACACCAAGAGCGATCGAGCCATCGCGTCTAGCCAAGTGGGCGTCGTAAGTTGTACCCTGCCCGAGAAGCTGGAGGCCGTTGATTGTTCCGGCACCTATCTGCCCCCGACCTGACGCTGCGCCTGTCGCATTGCCACCTATGTCAATCTGAGACTGAAGGGTCGTTTGTCCTGTTACGGCCAGCGTGGTGGAAGCTGATAGGGCAGTGAAACTAGCAGCTGCAGGTGTGATTGCGCCGATTACTGTTCCATCAACTGCACCACCAGTGATTGAAACCGTGTCAGCGTCCTGGGTAGAGATAGTTCCTAAGCCCAGGTTAGTTCTTGCAGTGGTAGCGGAAACAGCTTCAAGCCCGGTAGCACCAGAATTGACAAAGATTGCCTTGCTTCCATTTCCGGTCAATGTAGGCAACTTCTCTGATATGTTTTGTTGAATCGCGGCAAATTCATTTCTCACAGTCTGAGAAACAATGCCGGCACTATTACCGGGAACCCCCGCAGCGTTAAACCAATCTGTCATGTCTAGTTCCTCAACTTTCTTCGCAATGAAAACTGATAAAAGATTCCAGACCACCGTACCGGGCTGAAGTAATCAGAATTCTTTGCAATCGTGAATGCAATATTTTCGCCGCTTCCAGTTAACTTGAGAACTGCCGGTTTAATAGACTGGCCATCCCAAAATCCACCGCTATCCCATGTTTCTCCGGTGTCCCATTTCGCACTAGTCAAATCAATCACTTTGTTCTTTGGGTTTTCTTGGTGCTTGGTAGAACTGCCGTAGCTAATTACCCAGCTAAAATCAAAAGCCGCGTATCCCGTGCCTTCTCCTTCGAGAGCAGCCGTGCTGTAACGCTTTAACCATCGGAGTAAGCCGCCAAAATCAAATTGAGTTGTCAAAAATGCCGATATGGGCTCGCCATCAAATGATGTGCCTTTGTCCAATTGATAAACAAAACCGTTATCTGACCCAAACATGATTACTTCAACTTCGCTGTTATTCTCCAGGGAGAACATACAGTTGATTTCATCAATAAAAGAAACTGGCATCATGCCCATTACCGAGCCATCTTTGTTCAATGTGGTGTAAAGGCCATATCCATCACTAAAAAAGACCCGGTATTGGTTTTTATCTCTCGCGATACATGAAGCGCTCGCATTGATTTTCTTTTCATTGATGAACTTTTGAATCATCCGGCTGTGTGTCGCGTACTGGAAGTTACCAAACCGCTCAGTTGTCGGTAGGTCCGTTATCCCTCGATCACCAAAGAAAAACGTACTGGTCATGGACTGCGCCGTATACGGCAATGCTCCGATATCTTTTCTGAACTTCACGAGATTCCAGTCAGCACTGGATGAACCGTAGAGCATATTCACTCGATTGGCGTTGAGAATCGCCAGGGTGCCACCGATTTCCGACCCAGGCTCAACAATAAACGAATTGATCTGATCGCCAGTAGCTAACTCAGCTGCGCCAAATACAGGCGACCAAATGTATGGCGTACCGATACCTGAATGCTGTGCGGATCCAGAATAGGAAAAAAACAAATGGTTTTTATGCTCGGTCACATGGAGCGGATTGTCCGTACTCATACCAGTTTCAATGGGGACAAATACTGTACCGTCGAATTCAAAGCCGCGATTTACACCATCAACACCATAAATGCGCTTTTCGCCAAACAAACCGCCGAAATTCGTGTTGTAGAACTCAAACCGCCCCCCAGGCAACATAGTAATTGCATCGGAATCGCCGGCAATGGTCGCTACATTGAGGTTTCCGCCAACATCTAAATTCTCTGCTTGGAATGTTCCGGTCTGAGAAGCGAAGATTACGCGCCCGGCTGCATCACCAGCGCTAAAGGATCCAGATTCCAGCACCACACGGGTAATAACGGCTGTGGCGCCAGATGTGGCGCCTGTGATTGTGTTGCCTTCTGCGATTTCATAAGTGCCACCAGACGTAAAAGACAGTTCCAGGCCTAGATCAATCGCGACCCAACCGCTTGTTGAAGCCTTGTGCATCACGCAGGCTGTGGCGCCGGCATTATCTCTGAACGCATAAACAATGTTATCGAGCATCCAAATACCTCGGATTTGACCTGAACCTGGAACAGCAGCGATATCTGAACGATATTCATCGGCTGCCAGATTCTTGTACTGTGCGGAAAGCATGCTGTTTGATGCTGCGTCAGCTGAAGGTGAGCCAAGGCTAGTAGCTTCAGGCGCGCCACTTACATTCAGAACTTCTCCGCCTGGCTCGAAAGTGCCGGTAATTTTTGTCACTACCAGATAATCAGGATCTTCTGATGTGACAATAGCCAGAACAACTGCCGTTGCTGATGATGTGACACCAGTGATAGTGTCACCAACAGAAACAGACCCGCTGATAGTGACATCCAGGATTGAATAAGTAACGCTAGAAGGGCTTGTTTGCCCATCATATCGCTCGTAGCCTTCAATATCCTGATATCCCAGCTCAACACCCATCTCAAAATTAAGACAGTCTTGAACGGAATCTTTGGCTTTCCATTTAGGCGTTAGCTGATCTAATCCATTTCGAAAATCAATATAAGAATCCCTGAGTTTCGCCAGTTTTGGCGACCTCGTTAGGATACTCATGCCATTGACCTGGCTTTGCGAAGCTTCGGCGCTTGATTTCTGTTTAGCTGCCGGCGCAATACGCCGTATTCTTCTTTGAACTGTGCAAAGGCTTCAGGTGCGCTCTCAAATAAGGCGTAGTACCGTATTGCACGATACATAATGATGTCATGGTATTTACCGGGCATGTCCGGGATATCGTCATCAGCAGCCAGTACCTGACCTGAGCGATTATAAAACCCGTTGATAACATAGATATCATTCGGCACTTGACCCAATACCAGATTGTCATCAGGGTCAATTGTGACGTGATTGGGGAATCCTTGAGTAGTCTGCAGTGATCCGAACTTATAAAGCTCGCTGAACTGATCCCAGGATGCATAATTCAAATGGATTTGGCCGGCTACCCCAGCTGTTTGCAGGTATAGCTTAGGAGGATTCTCCCGATCTTGAAGGCGCCAGCTTTTGAAACGGTCGATTGCCAAGCCTGTTTCAACGTCGATGCAATCGACAGATGAATAAGTATCTGTGCCGGCAGTAGTGGTCAACGTAAATTCCTTACGCAACCACCGCCAGTCTTTTGAATTACCTAGCCTTTCATTAGCTTGCTTTACCCAGCGCACTACCCTGGCTAGTTCGCCAGACTGGGAGTTGACGGAAGAAGGAATAGCGGATTCTTCCGTTATCCCCACTTCCTGAGCCATGTTTCGGCATAACTGCAAAAATGTCTGGCTTGCCATACATATCGCTTATCGTTCGTTAGTGATTCTCGTCAACCACTTCGGTCCTAACGGATGCCGGTCTTCAAGCACCTGAAAGATGTTCCGTGGTGAGCGGGTTTCCGGGTGAACTACTTCGCGCTCATTCGTTTGAGCATTACGCTGTTCGATGTTTTGGTATCGAGATACTTTTGCTCGCGCCAGAACTTCAACGTAACAACGAGGCAGGATAGCCGGTGTTCCTCGTAAAATTGCCAATGTTCGACCATTGACGCCAACAGTTAGGGTTTTATCCGCATACTGCTCTTGTGATGGGTAAACAAGGATTTTGATACGCTGGTTCATAAAGCGCATCATTTCAGCCTTTTCTTTGAATTCAGGCGTATCAATATTCATGTGAGAACGCTCAACCAACTGGGCATCATCTTCAGGCTCAACGTCCTGGAATTCGATGTCCTGCATATTGGTACGCTCGTCCAATTGATCGTTAGTCAAAGCGTCTTTGGTGATTGATACGGGCGTATGAAGAGCATCAGTCGAAGGCGCAACCGCAGGAGTCGCAAAATTCGCCATCATTTCAGTAAGCTTATCCAGCTTGCTCGAAGTCTCTTCCTGACCAAGCATGACCTCATTCAAAGACTCTTCAACAGCGTCAATACGCTCGCTTTCGCTGGCGTTTTCAAGCTGATCACTTCCAGCTTCGGCCAATGCATCATCTTCTGTGGGAATTTCAGTTTCTGGCGTAGAGGCAGACTCTAGCTGCTCTTGTTCTATTTTTTTCTGCGCGTTTGATTTTCGACCGCGTTTTTTGGGTGCTACTTGATCTTCGTTATTTTCTGTCATGGGTAAATCCCTCTGATTTAATGAAAAAACGGACCGGAGTGGGGTCCCCCGGTCCAAATGCCTTATGAGGCCAGAATTAAGCTACTCTGTACGCTACAAAGGTTGTACCAGTCACATACCGAATACGGAATGTTCCTGAACTCATCTGCTCAGTTGCAACGTCTGCAACCGGGCCAACTACCGGATCACCAACAATCGAAACGTCAGTACCCGCAGTGAAAGTAATGTCATCGCCGGTTCCGCCTAAGTTAATGATCGTCAGATCAAAAGCGTCGCCTGGCGTCAGCTCGGGGAGAGCCGCAAGCAATAGCGTACCTGTTAATGTCGTATAAGCTGCAGCCGCAGTAGGTGTTGCCACCAGGATACCGCTCAACATCTGTGCAGCGGTTAATGTCGCCGTATCCGTTGCGGTTTCCGGCGTACTCATTTCAAACAGGACTCGTTTGATACGAGCAGTACCATTGCCGTAAAGCATGGTGATCATTTTGCCAGCGGCAGTTTTCCGCTCCATGATGGCTTTGAAAGCCAACCGGATCTTGCCTGATACGTTGACAAACCGGCGTGTAACGTTTGAGTTTTCTACACCCATAATCCACTTTCCTTATTTAAGTTGAAAGTCTCGCCCCCTTTTCAGGGGGGGAGATTTAGGGTTGATTTAACTTACGATTCAGCAGGGCGTGTTGGCAGAGCCAAGACATCCACTACAGACTTCGTAATACCAGTTGCATTCCAATTGCTTGAACCAATAGTGAATGCTGATCCAGCTGAACCATTCTTCACTACCGCGTAGCCAATCGGACAGTAGGTGTCAAAATCCACATTCGGGAAGCTTGGTACGCCACCGTTATCATGGAAGTCATCGCCTGAATCCAAATCAACTACATCGCTTTGCATCACGACTACTGTTCCAGCCGCATTTAGAGCGATAACCAACGTACAAGCCTGGCTAGCCGCTAGAGCAACGAACGCAGAGCCGGTATTGATATCAGTTGTGGGGAATGTGCCGTTAGAGACAGTGGCCTTGCTATAAGCCTTGCCGCCAATGGCGTAAGCGACAGCCGTGGCAATATCGTAGGTGCTTGCACCATCATCCAATACCAGGCCGCCAGAGTTAGTGGCAAAGGTGCCACCGAAAATGCTGTTTGCTTGCATGCTTAAAAATCCTCTGAGTGAATAACGAGGGTAACTACTAACCTTTAGTCAAGGTTAGCAGCACCACATTCCAAAACGGCCATCCAACCATCGTTCTCAATGAACGGAGCGGCCCAGAACTTACCACCCACATAACCGCGCTGACCGAGAGGGTCTTGCTTGTCGATCTTGCTGTGAGGGATATGAACCAGTTTGAAACCGTCCAAGCCGCGTAGAGCAACATCGCCCCATGCGTCCTGGGCAACGACGATCATGAAGTAAACGTCGATGTTACCGGCTGAAGTCGAGTCCAGCATGCCAGTTGAACCAGTCGCAGCACCGGCAGCAAGAGCAGGAGTTAACTCAGGCGAGGTAATGAAACGGAATTCATCAACCGCACCCAGCTCGCGAGGGTGAACCTTTGTCATTTCGCCGTAGTCAGAACACTTTGTGAAGCCTTCAAGCTCACGGATGTTGCTAGCCATGTCGTATGAACAGAACACCAAGTAACCGCCTTCTACAGAAGAAGTGCCGTACTTAGGCGACGCCGAGATAACAGAGCTAATCTGATTAGCCCGGTTGCCTTCGAGTGATCGACTGATCTTTCGCAGCTGATTGACGCTAACTGACTCATCAACAGTCGCTCGAGAAGTACCACCAGCGAAGAACTTATTCGTACAAGCTTTCAATGCACCATAAGAAATCTTCTCTTTAACCAGACCCATTCGCTCGCCAGCTTGCTTGCGGATAGGTGTAGGAATGTCATCCTCGTAAAGATCAGCTGTTTTGTCAGTGTAAGAATACAAGCAGCTGTATTCTAGCAACTGAACTGTGATGTCCTGGGGCGTGATGGTATCAGCCGTAGGCGTTACACCGTCTTGCGTCAGGTGTGTGTTTGGATCAACTACCCAGTTGTTAATGGTAGTCGCATCAGTGGTAGCACCACCGAAAGGCAGCCAGCGGCGGAATACAACCGTGTCTGACATGTTGCGTTGGATCTTATGCTGATTACCAGTAATGGATAAAACCATTCGTGGCATAGCACTCTTGAGAATCGCGCCTTTATGCTTGGCGATTCGAGGGGTGTTTAGGTCGTAAGAAACAATACCCATATTGGGAACTCCCATACTTATACGATGAATACACAAAAACCCCACTTAAAGTGCGAGTTTTTACATTTTCCACCGAAGGGCAATGGGCCGTTCGTTGGTACTGCTTCCGGGGCTTAAAGCGCCGGGTGTTGCAGAAGACTATCCTTCTCGGAAGCCTTCTTCTAGTGCGCTCTCCGCCGCTTCTGTATTCGATACAGGTTTACGAGGGGTAGAGCTTCTACCATCTGTCGCCGGTATTGCAGCGCGCAATCTGCGCCTTCTTCTGCTCATACCTGGCTGCGGTTCATCCGTTTGGGGAGGTTTTATAGAATCCTTGTAGTCATCTAACAAACCAATGGCTTTATTGATCGACTGATCGTTATATCTGGCGCCCCTATCTTTAGCCCAATCAGGGTAGTCTTCGAGTAAATCTTGATAGTACCTGTCAGCCTGAGAAAGCAGAGTGTTTTGTTTCGCTGCGTTCTGAGGGTCGTAGGCATGATCTAACAAGTCAAAGTACCTAGCCTGTTCAGCTTTAGATGGACCACCTTCAAAAACAAAGTCCTTGAAGCCATCTGAACTTCTCACATCTTCCCAATCAGGGTGTTCTCTGTCAAGCAATATGAGATTCACTTGCTCCATTACCCGGTTTTCACTGACATGACTGGCATTAGCCGCAATATCTTCTTGTTGCTTATCCAGCATTTCACCGATTTTGTTCACTACGGAAATAATGGCGTTTTCCTGGTCCGGCCATTCTTCTTTTAAATCCTGAAGCGCTTCGTCGGATTGAACCGCCTCGAGCAATTGAGCGCTAGTTGGCGCTGGCTTTGATGGTTGATCTGCCGGCGCAATGGCCGATTTACTTACCAGGTCATCAATGGTGCTTTGTAACTTCGAGACTCGTCCAGTCATCGAACGAATGCGATGCTCGCTAGCTTCCAGCTTCTTGCGAACCGGTTCAGGTATGTTTTCCCACTCTTCATCGGTGAGCCCGGCCTTCTCCTGGGCAGCCTCGGCAGCTTCTTGCTGCTCTTTAGCGCTTATTTCTTCTTGCTCTTCTTTTTCGTCATCTACTTCAGGCTCATCTTCGACTTCTTGCTGAATTTCAGGATCATCAGCGAAGATATCGTCATCATCATCCAGTTCTTCGCCGGGTAGATAGTCATCATCATCTGATGTCATTTCCATGAATTCATCGTCAGTCGCACCAAAAGCCTCTTCGAGCGCGGCTTCTGCTTCTTCTGAGTTTTCCTTTAGCTCTTGATCTTCTTCAAAAGCATCTTCACCTTGTCTTACGACCATGGATTATATCTCCCCTTCTTCTGTATCTGGTTTGGCATCAACTGTTGCTGGTTGACGGTTTTTAACATCGATTTGTTTATCAGGTCCTAGATTCGATATCAGGCCCTTAACCTCTTCTATTTTACCCCTCAGAGAAGCAGTCGCGGTTTCTGATGCATCACTATCGTTCTTTTCACGCAGGTATTCTAACCTTTGCTGATAATAGGCCAAGATGGTTTGAACACCAGCTGTCTGGCGCTCGTGATCTGGTAATGTCGGAAACTTAGCCCTTTTCATGATTAGTGAACCGTTTTCCCTGCTGCATCCAGGATCCGCTTGTCATTCTCGCGCTGTAATGTTCTCAGCACTTCAGAAGTGGATACCACTCGGTACCAGTACCCATCAACTGTTGCTGAATCATGGGCATCCTGTCTTTCTTCCAGCATTTGAAGAAAGATATCTCGGTTTTGAAGGAATGCCGGCAATTCATCTGTTGGTACTGGCCTGAAGGAATCAACGTCATCTGGCGTCTTACTTCTCAGCACCACAGCCGATATCTCGCGCTGCGCTTCTTCTCGCACAACATCAGCCGTGAATTCCTTGGACCACTTTCTGGCTTTCTCGGCGCATTGTGGAGCTCCGCAAGTGATATAGCCCTCGATCAGAACCTGGCTAGCGGTGAGTTTCATTTCCTTGTCGCATGCTTGGCAATAACTAGGCATGTATAATTTTCCTCTTTTCATGGGAAGAAATGAGCTTCTCCCCAATTCTGGTTAACTTAATCAGACCCAGCTCATCATCATAGAATGAGAATGGTGTTGCACACGCTGAACAACGCATGTTTGAGCCAAAAGAAAGGTCTTGCATGCCAAATCTGTTGGCTAGTGGTAGTAGGTCTTCACTTCTGGCCGGGTCACAAACTCTAACGTCACACTTAAAAACAGCAAGATCAGTATTGCAATCCGGGCAAACTATCACTTCGCCTCGCTGATATATGACAGTTCGATTATCAGAAAAAGCATTAGTTACGGGACTGGTAGACGTAAGAGGGAGGAACGGCCACCAGCCCCGCATTTTTGCCGTGACAAGCACAGACAAAAGCGTTGCGGCGATTAACACCGCTAAAAAAGCGTAAATTGTTGGTTCCATAATAAGCCCTCTTATTGTGAATTTCGTGCTGAGACAACATCCTTAATCAATTGATCGTAATCACTGAGCGTTACCGGGCGATCTTCCTCGAGTACCGGTTTATTGTCCTTTTCTAGTTTGTCGACGCTGATCTTCTTACCAGCTTCAACCTTTTTTCTTCTAATCAGTTCTTTCTGAAATATCTTTAAATCAGTAGGAACATGCTCTAGCTGATGATCTGCGAGCCAATCTCGTAGCAGCTGCGCCTGATCCTCAAGCGGTTTGGCTGATAATATCTCTTCTGGTGTTCTATCCGTCACGAGTAACTGGCTCCCAGCGATCTGGTTCTATGTGATAGTACCACTTGCCGCCCTGTCTCGCGTAGATCGTATTCATTTTGAATTCCATTTTCTCAACTGGACCACTCCCAGGCAAACAGCCCATGTCACGAAAGCCGCTCAATTTTCTGTACTTTAATGCCTTACTGCCGGTGTCATTGTGTATCTCGAATTTCATATCACATCCCTGGGAATACATCTTTGGGTATCTGGTACAGCTTCTGCACGACCATACGATAAAATCTCATATGCCAACGTGAAACTGTCTGAAATGGCGTTGTTGAGTCAAAGGTTACTAATGCGCCTACTTCATCACTATCTGATCGAAAACCTGCAGGGTATTGATGCGAGGGGATAAACGCTTTTGCACTCCGCAATTCATCCAGGTCGTGGTCCAGAACAAGGACCTTCGCGGCGTCGAGAAATGTTTGGTGGATTTCACCTTTGGGGAAGGTGTAATCGAAATGTCGAAAGGTAACCGTTAATTCAGTTAACTTTTCTCTGCCATCATCAAAAATGGCGGTGTAATTGCCTGGAATGTAATGAGATTGCTCAATACCAACTAATTGGGCGTCTTCAGGTAAGCCCTTCTCAACCATAATCGGGTTAATGGTCTTGCCTGTAATGAACATCGAGGCAATGTAATCCGCCGACAAATCTACTTTGATCATTCCCTCTTTTCCCTCTCTACTGCTCGAAAGCCCGGCCTTCTTCAGCCCTACCCTTCGGTTCAACTGCTGGAGTAGCGGCATTGGTGCCACTTAACTGGACCTGGGTCTTGAGTTTCATTGTATTGCTTGCAATCTTTTCCTTCAACTGCTGAATGGTCCGGGCATTGCTGCCTTCTTCCTTCATTTCGTTCAGGTAGATGTCAAACTCATGGTCAAGCATGGCTAATTGCTCTTCCAGCTGTCTATCGCGCTCTTTCTCTTGAGAGTCACGTTCAAGCTTGCCGGCTTCAAACTGCTGGTCCAGCATCTTCAGCTTTTCTAGCGTTTGGGCTCTTAACTGTTCAACTGCGACTCTCGGATCTTCAGGCTGCTTGTTCATGTTCGCAACAAGTTCCTTCCATTCCTCGTCGTCATACTTGAAGCGCTTCGCGTCCAACTTGGAAGACTTCAGCATTTCTTGCATCCACTTTCGAGGATCTATATCGAAAGCAGGATTCATCACGTATTGACCAAGAGACATAATGCTTTGGTTCTGTAGGTCCCGCTCAACCAGGGCAGACGAACCTTGAGCATCAATAGTAAAATCGCCCTTCATATCGTCGTCTTCGGAATTCTGTAACAGATAACGATAGTACCGGCGTACATGGGGCTCGGTGATCATGTCATCAAATGTCCGGGCGACCCGGCGTAAAACTGTCGACGCATTATTATTCTGCATCTGCATACCGCCTAGCGTGGTCGGTGTGCGCTGGTTTGTCTGCCCTTGCATGATCATCGGCAACCCGGTGATATCCTCAGCAAACTTCAAACCCAGGTCTATGATCTGCTTGAGTTCTTCAACGTAAATCGGGGTTTTAATGAAAGCCATGTAATCATCGACTTTCATGCCTGGCTCCCACTCATCGCCAGCAACCCATATTTTCCAGGGTTTAACTTCGGCTGATCCCTCTGCAGGCTGAATGTAGTCATCGTTATAAAACAGCATAGGACCGCCAGCAATACCGGCGTTGTCCATCATATGACGAATGCCACCATTGATGATTCGCTGCGCTGGTCTGATCTGCCGAGCAATGCCCATACCCCAAGGCATGCCTGATCGGCGCTGCCATACCATGAAGTCATAAGGGAATTCACCAGTATCAAGGCTATTGAGCGTTATTTTAACGACCCGGTTGTTGATCATGGTCAGTGAGACTGATATCCACTTATCCTCACCATAATTCATGGGGTCTTCTTCGCTGTCGTCATCAGCCATATTGCAAAGAAGATCGGCTGCTTCGAGGATTTCGCGCTCAATCAACCCGTGGTAGTACCAGATTTCGTACATGTTCTTGCGGGTTTCTTCCGGGGCGCGCAACCCGGGGCGGTCTGAATCTGTTCTGAAGTCTTTAGTGGCCTCTTGTGGACCTTCGTTCAGTACCTTTTCTATCTGCTCCGGGATGTAATCTGGCTCATCGGCCAACTCCATCACGCGCTTGGTGGTGATGTCATCACGCTCCCAAAAGAAATTGCCTTGGTGGATGTTTTCTCCGCAAGCTGGATCCGGGTAGCAGTTGCGGTAATCAATGCGGGTAGACGCTGCGACAATCTTCTCTTGAATCTGAAGCTCACCATTGATGTAGGCAACGGTCTTTTTAACCATTGGATACGGGCCTTTGAGTACGCCTGTTCCAACTCGACTTGCATCCTCGATCACCAATCGAACCTGGGAGTGATACTGAGACTCGGTGTGCCAGTCTTCTATCTGCTTTTCAGCTTTCTTCGCCTTGCCCTTGGCGATGGATATGATTTCTTTAACTTCTTCCGCCAGTCGCTTCATTTCATTGTAAGCGGCTGCCTGATCGCCCGGGAATTGCTGTTTGATTTGGGCTTTGATGTCTTCCGGTATCTTGCTATCTCCGATATTGGTCATTTCGGGGATAGGTGTAGCGTCTATTGCCCAGCCTCTATCGTCGGTAGGTAACAACATGTCGCCCATTCTGGCGCTGGTTGCATCAACATAAGGTCGGGTAACGTTCAAGAAGATGGTGGATCCAGGGTCGGTATCATCTTCGTCGCCAGCTGCTGGCTGTCCTACTGGTTTTCCAGACCAAGATCGCTGCTCTCCGCGATTAGCCTCGTCTATACCTTCGTAATACTCTTCGTCTTGTACCCACTCTTCTTCAATACCAGTGCTATGGCGACCATCAATAGCCTCTGAGCGAGACTGGGATAATGTCATGCCGGCGCTATCCAGGCGCTGTAACAGTTCATCAGTAATCTTCTCTTCCGGGGATTTCTCCTCCCCTTCCATGTCGTACTGATCTTGATCTAGTTCAGCGTCTGCCATTTATGAATCCTTTGGTATCAAACCTTAAACGGCCAATTAGTCTTGCTTGAACTTCAATAGAACATCGAATTGTTCGTCGCTGACTGGCGTATAGGTGTTTCTCAGCACCAACTGACCATAGATATCACGGTTTTCGCTAGTCTTAGTCCTGACCCTGATCGCCAAATCAGTGACATGGCACATAGCGTTACCGCTGGCTCCGGCTGCTGCGTTAACTGGATTCCAGTCTGCAACTGGCGCTGACACAACACCAATCAAACCCGCTACCATTTCAGCATCCGTGATAGCACATGGCGAGTTATCTGCAGTCTCAGTGAATGCCCGGTCAAATAAGAGCAAGTCTAATGCTGGGAGCGTCGATTGATTGGCGCTGGACATAAAAACAGCCTCGACCAACGTAGCAGTATTTTTCCCGCCCCGGGTCACATCAGCAAACGTGATGTAATCGTTTGACGAGTCATTGGATAGAGCGTCGCCTACAGCGTAAGCAGTTGTGTTGCTTGGCCTGGTGATGGTATTACCGGGGACTTGCTTTTGAATCTCGGTCACAACCGCATTAATTTTCTGAGTCACAGCCCAACTCCATATCATAAGCCCCCTTTAGCAATTCATGATTCTACTTTCAATATGATCAAAATGGAACACGCAAAAAAAACCCGCCGGGCCTTTGAAAGCCGTAGCGGGTTTAAATTCCGGGTGATAAATCCGGTGGTTGGAGTCAATCAACCAATATACTAGCTAACTCTGTTCTCCAGTTCCACTACCATTTGTTTTTGGCGCTGGGTTCTCATTGGAACAGCTACAGCCTTCTGGATCATGCGCTCATAATCCCTAACCGGATTACCGCAAGCCTGACAAAGCACAGTATGGTTGATGATAATGCAATCTGGAACATGGCAGTCGCAGTCACACATATTGAATCCTCCCGTTGATTGAGGTTTCAGTATAGCTACTTGCTAGCAGATTACTAGCCCTTTTGATTTATAAGGGTTTTTTAGAATTGCTATCCCATCAAGCCCCGGTCCCTGCGGCCTATCCTCCTGGCTCTTACCTCGTGACTCTTAACGCGCTGGCGTTTTGTCGACGTTGTGGCAAATGCCATCTTCGCGCAGTCAAAGAATGTTGGCGATTGTATCTCGCGAGTGAGCATTTCCTTCTTGGATTCGACTCGGATCTTGCCATCACCATTGAACTTCTTCATTGGCCGGGATAGTTCTGCCTCTAGCTCAAAGTAATTCTCAACGCTGGAATCAATGGATATGATTTCGTCGGGCCTGACATCCTGGGGGATGATGCCTTTATCAAGCTGCAGACTTACTTCATAGGCTTTTGCAAACCGTCTATAGAGATTATCTGCTTGCTGTGCGCGGTAGTTCACGTACTTGTTCTTGTTCTGCTTCAGGGTTTTATCTCGCTTCACCTGATCTGGCGGCATGCCATCTACCTGCGTGGGATTCTCAACCGCTCCTGAACCGTAGTATGGCGATACAGTTAGATTGTCTCCCGCGAAACCTTCCAGGGTGAGCTTCATGGTCGGGGCGCCCATACCATCGGCGTCATAGCGCAGTATCTCGGCTCGCTGCTCATCGGCCATGTTGTATGCCCATGGTATTGCATCCCGAATATCGCCATCCGTCTTGAGTTCTGCCTGAACAATGACAAAGCCATGCCTGGTAAGCGTACCTTTTGGGTCGCCAACATCTGACGGGTCAAAGGCAGTAACTTTGATTCCCGTGGGCTCCCAGCCTAAGCGCTTGTGCAAATCCTTCGCAGCTCGGACATACTTTGCCGGGATATAGGAACCTTTGGCACTGGCAGCTGGATCGCGGTCTATTTCCTGTGCAACTGTTGATTCATCCTTCTCCTCACACATCTTGGCGTACCAAGCATCATCTTTGCGGGGATCATCATGCCAGTCACAGACAAACTTTCGCTCTGTCCCGTGGAACTTCATCGACTTCACGTAGAATTGATTACCCGTGCCATTGTAGGTGGATATGTCTATTTGACAGTTGGTGGTATTGGATAAAGCATTGTCGACAAGCATCTGATGACGAACAAAAGCCGCCTCATCTACGATATAAATTGATTTACGGTCGCCACGTCCAATGTTATCGCCAGCTTGCCCGGTGATGTTTGCGCCAGTCTCAGGATTGATAAGCTTCATGTAGGGCGAGTGAACACGCATATTGAAGCCATCAGGCATGAATACACTCGGCACCTGGCTAATGAAGTACCGCATCTTAGGGAACAAAGCCCCCGGGTCATCCTTTGAATCAACAAGACTCTCGAGCGCTGAACCAAACCCGGCAGAGAATCCAGGTCTAAAGAGCCACATAGAACAGCAGAAGCCAATAGATAACCAACTGAGTCCGAAGTCGCGGGATTTCTCGACAAGCCCCTGCTCTCTTCCTTGCCACCGCGAGTACATCCATTGCAGAAACTCTCGCTGTCTAGGCCATAAGATAAATGGGATATCAGGTATCATGCCTACTTCGACGTTTCGGGGCTCAATGGTCATTCCCCAATCATCAATAAAATCCCATGGATTACGGCTGTAGTGAAGCTTTGCAGCCTTTACCGCTTCTGGATCCGCCTCGAGTAGATGAAGGTTCTCTAATCGAATACGGAAGATATCGGTGTAATCGGGGTTTTTATAGTCCATCTAGCCTACCCAGAGTTCATAAGGCTTGCCATCTATTAGCGTCTTATAATTCGTTGGCTTCTTCTTAAATGGAATATCCTCCAGCGGCCTATAATACAATTCAGCCAGGTCAGGATGACTTTCCTGTATCTGCCGATAACGAGAAGGCGGAACAAAGAGCTTGAAACAATCCTCGCCCCATGTGTTTTTGGGCAAACCTGTACCGTAAAGTGACCACTGTTTGACGGCTTCGTGAGTTATAAGCCTGAATTCGTCAATTGATCCAAGCTCCCCGGTGAACAAAGGCGATATGTCCGGGGCTGCCGTGCTGGTACCGTTCGAGCTAATTAAAGCACTAACCGGCGCGGCCTTCGCCGCCACAATCGAGCCAATCATTGCGCTTAAGAGTTTTCGTCTGTTCATCTTCTTATCTCGTGATACCAAGGGTATTCATGAGGGTACGGCTGCTTTAAGAACTTACGTCGGTTCATAGCTCAGATTCCAACACATAATGCTTGGCAGTTGCGAGGGCGTATCTATAAGGGTACTGGTTGTTGGAAAACATAAACTCCACCTTTGAACACGGGATATCTTTAACAGATAGAAGTTCAATACCTTCAAACTTGTCTATCTCGCCCCCCGTACCCAGGCTTAGTCGATCAAAGTCTACTTCAGACCTGAACTGGGCATAATCTCGGTGATTGAACTCGAGAAACCCTGATACTTCTCCATGGCCATCATACTCTTCTGTCATGTATCGGACGCGGGCCTTTCTGATTTGATCGACGAGTGTCATGCTCACTCCAATCCTCCTATCAGGGTTTCCCTGAACTTCTCAACGATATCATCCACTGTCTCCAAATATAATTAACAGGCATTAACATATCTCTTATATCAGTTTTGTTTCAATCGCCTACTCGCCTAACCTTTTTAAATGGATTGGCGATCTTTGATGTGGAAGGTAAACGGACCTTTGGCGGCGGTTCTGGATACTCTAGGACTGGTACTGGTGCAGGGATCGGGCCTTGAAGCATTGGCTTAACTGGCTCTTTAACTTCTTCTTCCGGTAGGCATCCGCCCAGGAACAAACAGAGTAGTATTGTGATCTTTTTCACGCTTCCCCCTTATCGTGGATGGTGCCAATAAGCTCTGAGTGCAGTGATTTATCTCCAAGAAACACCCAAAGCTGGGCGCTGCCATTTCCTGCCTTGTCGTCCGTATCTTTCTCATGGCGGCAATACCAACCACTAAGTCTATCGGACCATTCGACGGTATGATGAAAGACGACTTCTGGATGATAGAAGGACTGAAAAACATCCCCCTCATAAATCTCAACGCCGTTCTTATCGTGTAGTCCGGTGAACTGGCCTACTGTTTCGGGGCGTACTTCGTCAACTTCATCGAAAGCTGATGCGTCTCGACGCAAGATAAATCTGTTAGCTTTATCTGTAACCAAGTCACCATAAAGCCACACAGCGTTATCATTACACTTACCTCTAAACTTAATCTCTCTGCTCATACTCTTACCTATTGGGGTTGTGTTAGTAGGGAGTTGTTGTGAATTTCAACGATATGAGCAGCGACAGCCCTGAACACCTGCTTACACTCTTCTTCACTGATGTCGTTTTCTTCTTCCGCCAAATATCTCAATTCGTCACAGTCGAGTAGTTGAGTGGCTATATGTGGATCATCGCTCCCAGCTAGTATGACCAAACCTGACAAGTCGCTAGGGCACCAAGGCACGCCAAGCAAAAACCACTCTTGTTTTAAAACGTTATCCATTGCTCTCTCCTATGGGGTGGGCTAATCCAAGATTTTGTTTATTCGGGAAAACAATTTTTCGATCTGCGCTGAAACCAATTCAATCTCTCGATCTGTAGCATGGCCTTCAATACTTTCACCAGCACTGGTATCACATAGCATTTCAGCGTTCCAAAGCGCCTCCTTAATAACTTCCTTCGCCGCTTGTTTCGGGGTCAGTCTGTTTTCTCCGTCTGTTGTAATCGCCACTGCTCTCTCCTACTTGTTGGTGTCGTCATTACTCCGTGATGAACAATTGCATCTCTCATCAATCACCTTCCTCTGTATCTGGTACTGCGACCTGTTTGAACTCAACCACCCAGACCCAGGGATTAGATTCCCATGGATGTTTCTTTGCGTTGATTGAGTCCCACAGAATTTCAAACAGTATCTTCGGTTCCATCAGGCTGCGGTAAAATGGCTTCGTTGGAAAATCTGTACTCTGTAGTGTGTAAGTTCCTTCCGCTTTCACGTCTTCATCGCTGATGTTGTTTAGCAGCTCAACACGAACATCAGTAATCTCTAACTGAATGCGACTAGCCCAGCGAGGCATGAATATTGATGGGCGCCACTTGGGTTTTCCGACATCAAAACACTGGCACTCTGGTATTTGCTGGCAACACTCACCATTTGCACGGTAGTACATGTCTCTAGGGTCGTAGTTCTCGGGTTGGGTTTTCATATTCACCAGTGGAATGTCGTAATAATGGATTTCTCTTACCCATAGCTGATCGCCCACCTCCCCGTATGGGCAATACTTCAGACCATGAACAACATGACAACCTGGATGGCCCTTCGGGGTCTTGATCCAGTTGCGACGATCCACGTTCTTGATGATTCGCCTAGTCTGAGTCTTTCGACCATCTAAGATCGCGTTGACCATTGCGGCATTGAATAGAATTGGGCGCTCTTTCATGATCACCCTTCCTCTCTGTCTACTGGTGGGATGGCAGCTAATGCTTTTTCAGCAGTCAAGAATATAAAACCCAAAACCTCGTCTTCTGTGTCGTAGCTTTCATCCTGGATGCGAATAGTGCGCAACGCGTCTTTAAGATTTTCTATTTGCTTGCCGAGTAGTGCGGCCACTTCCATACCGTTCTCTACAACTGATTTCCGCTCGTCCATTAATTTCAGATTGGTTTTTTTAAGCTCGGCGTTCTCTTGTTGCAGGGCTTCGTAGTCTGAGTGCAGAACATAATCACCCATTGGGTCGGGCACCATTTCCAGCCTGTCTACTTCCACCCTTGTTAGTGCCTTCAGGTGCTCAAGCAGCCCGGCCTTGTCTTTAGCGTTATCTTCCTTCAGGCGATCAACAAAGCGTTTCCACGCAAAATCAGAGGTTCGAAACGCAGCTATTCGCTGTTCTAATTCGGCGTTTTCTGCCTCTAGCTTATCGGCTCGGGCGTTGGCTTCTAGCACGTAATCTCTAAGGGCTTCGGCACTCTCCAAAGAAGAGCCGTAAACCTCTATTCTATTTCCGTGCTTACTTCCACCCTCATCGACGTGAATTCCCGCTGTGGAGATTTCCCTTTCGGGGTAAGAATCGCCTACGCTAAACTTGTATTTACTCACCTACCACCCCCTTTGCTCGTTCAATCAGTGCTGTGCGTTTGGCGTGCCAGTCGCAATCAAAAACAGCTTGGTCCTCATGGAGCTTTCCATCTATGCAAATAGGCGCACCAGGAGATTTATAAGGGCAATCACTCTCTTCCAAAGCATCAACCAGGTCGGTGATGAGGGCGTTACGGTCTATCATTAACGCTTCATTGAAGTAAGTAATTGGCGGGTCAAACGGGGCGCAATCTTCAATGAACTGTAACTTTGCCTTACCTCTCATGACTTACCTCTTATCTTTATGGCTGCTTCTTTCCATCGCTTAACTGATTGGTGCGTCCGCATGTCTTCTTTAATTGCGTACCAGTTCACCTCAACACAAGCGTTTAACAGATCATCTACTAACTCTCGGGGCACATAGTTTTGTTCTACGTGTGAGGCTGAGAGGTATTTGGTGTACTTGTGCCCGCCTATAGCTGGGGCACCTACTGTCATAACAATGTCTAATTCCTCGTGCATCCAAATCACATCAGGCATATCACTCATGGCTTGCCTCCAGTTTGGCTAACCTCCCCTTTAACCTACGTAGCGCCTTGGCCTCTATCGCCCTAACTCTCTCCCTGGAAACCGGATGTCGTGGATCTTTCACGCGACCTATTTCAACCCCTATATCATCAAGGGTTCTGCCAGCGCGCCTAGCTTTAATGACAATCAACTCTCTTTTTGGCAATGTTTCTATTACATTTTTGTTGATTGCCTCATCTATCAAATCAAATTTGTTAGAAGGGTATGTCATCGTCAAAATCCTCCGGTGGTGGTGTTTCATAAGATGGTGCTGAAGATCCACCCCGGTCCTGGGGTTGGGGTTCAGGTGAATCGCCCAGGCTATCGAGCATCTGCATTTCATCAGCGATAATTTCGGTGCTGTAGTGCTTCTGGCCGTCTTTCTCCCATTGCCTGGTGCGTAGCTTGCCTTCGATGTAAACCTTGGAGCCTTTCTTCAGGTATTCAGCCGCTATCTCCGCCAGACGACGAAAGAAAACGACTCTATGCCATTCGGTCCTTTCGTTTTTCTGCCCGGTGTTCTTATCCTTCCAGCTTTCGGAAGTCGCAATACTGATATTCGTTACCGCACCACCATCAGGCAAATAGCGAGTTTCAGGGTCATTGCCCAGGTTGCCAACCAGTATTACTTTATTTATACCGCGAGCCATTCTTAATCCTTCCAGGTTAGTGTTGATGCATTAAAGTCAGCAAGTTCTCGCTTGAGCGCTGCAAGCATTTTTGCTCTCTGATATTGATTGAATTTGTGGTGATATCCGTTAGTGACACCTCTAAGCCTGCCCTTTAACAAGTAAGCCATATCAGCAGTCATCCTTTCCGTTCGATAAATTTGGGCTTCGGCTTCAGATAAAGCTTCCCTCATTTCACTTAAATCTACCATTTTCTGTCTCCCAACCATTCTTCGTGTTTGATTCCGGCAAGCCAGAAGCGCTGTTTAGCCTCTTCAGCATCACCGCTGTATATCTCAGGTATTGTTTTTGCAAAATACTCAGAATCAATCTCGCCAATCAAATCACCGTCAACCTTGTTACCGCGAGTTAACCTTAGCTTTCCCCCAGTTAATTCACAGGTGTATTTGAAGCGTAGATAGCTTTCCCAGTGATCATCAGGCAAGCAATGATTAACAATGTGTTCCTCAACGGCTACATCCATCACATAGCCTTTATGCGGTATTTTGACAAACTCCACTTGCTGCAAAACATTCCCTCTGTTTTTGCGATCTACTTAGGGCGTTGCATACGCTCCTTGTAGATTTGAGCCGCCTGTTCCGGGCTCATTTCGGTTGTTATCGTTTCAACTGGCCCATCATCCGGGCCACTTAACTCTAATCTCTCTTTCGTCAATCCAAAGTGTTTAGCGAGGCTATCCAGGGCCGATACTTTCGGCGCCATTCTGATCTTGTGGATATGCTCTACTTCATATTCTCCATCTTCGTTTTTGGTTGGCTTTGCGACCACTTCAACTGAGGATATGGCGCCTGCCGTGATAGTGTCAATTGAAGTAATATCACGTAAATGGCCTTTTTCAGTGAATATCTTTCGTATATCGGAAAACCCTACCCTGGCGAACTCTTGAAGCACTCGATCTGCCGAAAGCTCCAAACGGTCAATGGACTCTTCTTTTAATTCTGCTATTCGATCAATGATTCTCTCATCTGACAACAAACGGCTCGCCATTACCGCCGCTGAGGCTCTTGTCGTTGCTTTTGAGTTAGAAGCCAGCACAGCCTCAACACCATTCATATGGATAACAAAATGCCGGCAGAACGATTCTCTGATTTCGTGTGTGACAAACTGTTTACCGAGTAGCTTCTGCTTGGGTTTGGCTTTGGCCTTTTTCTTAGGCTTCTTCTTGGGCGCGTTCTTCTCGAGAAAAGCCTTTGCTTCATCGGTACTCAATAGCGCCGCTGCTTTCTTCTCGACGGTTTCATCCTTCCATTTTTTAGATAGAGGGAAGCCGGCGCGATATGCGTCCAGGTCCGATAAACCTTTTAGCTTCGCTTCATAAACCGTTCTGTTTGTCTTTTTAATCATAGAATCGCAAAAGCTACCAGATAGGATTTAAGCCATACCACACAGAACCGGCCCACAAACCTATAAAAAAACAAATCAACATTACTCCAAGTCCCAGGACAAAAGAGAAAGAATCATATTCTTCTTCTTTATCCAGCGCAGAAACAAACAGCTCAAATTGCCTGGCATTGCAGTAACCGTATATGACAATAATCAGTGCGATTACGGTGATGATAGCTAAGAAGTACACTATTCGTTCTCCTCAGTTCCTTGTAGCTCTGCTGCAGTCTGATGTCTGCTGGTGCAAGCGCCGCTTTCGTGCGTGAATCGAACCAAATCATTCAGTGTGACAGGAATCACCATGTCTCCCTGAACTGGGTCATTGACGACCAGTTGCTTGTCACCAAAATGCTTAATGGTTTCTGACATTGATTCAAAATCAAACATATCTTTTCCGGCCATGGTATTTCCTATTTTTTTATTAAATTCAAACAACTGTGTGTCTTCACGTTCAATATTACCCGCAATTGTGGCAAACAATAAGGGCAGTTCCGTATTCTCACAGTTAAACAGTATGTAAGCCTGCTTTTCTGTTTCCCCTTCCGCACCTGGGGGGAAGAGTGCTAGAAGATAAACTAGCCCTTCGGGCAAAGTATCGTGTACGTGATCACTGATTTTTTCCAAATCAATTTCCATCTTCATTCCTCTTCCGCACCACAGTCTCAATACTTTGGATAATTCGCCTCAAAGCCGCGTCAATGTCTCTGTTTCGCTCAAACTCAAGCGCCACATCGTTTAATATCTCATCAAACTGCCCAGTTCCAGCAACGGTATAGCAAGCCAAACTCCAATTGCAGGCTGCATCAGGCGTTAATCCAGGGTAACTGCTCGACAGTTCCAGTGTCGTGTACTCTCCAGACTGGAATGCTTCGCAAGCTTCAGCATAATAAGCCGCCTCAGCGCTACTTAGCACCAATGGTTGGGGCAGTCTGTCTGCAAAATCAGTTTGTCTCGGTTCCGGGGGAAGCACTATTGGCGGCAGGTAAGGTATCTCTCTGACCTCGATTTTCCGTGCCATCAATCCGCATGAAGATACGCCGACGACGATCAGCAATATCATTGCCAGACTCGAAAGGCTTCTGAAGATACTCGACGTTTGCAGTAATGCTGGCATGGTATAACTCCCTCTCCATTGCTTGATGTTCACTGTCTTTCGCCCGAAGCTTGGCTTCCAGGTCTTGTTGGGTTGCTCTGTTCTGAAGATTCAGGGCCTGCGATAGTTCCATGGTCCTTTCTTGAGTCGCAATCAAACCTTCCATCGTTGTAATTGTCTGCTGCAAGGCTTTGTTCCGTTCGTTCAATACCTGCAAGATGGCGAATAAACCCACCACTACTGAAATCAGTACCGCAATTATTTTTACGTTCATTTTCAATTTTCTCTCTCTCGAGATAGGCAACGGCTAATTCAAACTCAGAATACCAAATATCATTCGGTCTTGGTTTGTAATCAGCCATTGCTTAACCTCTTATTTGATGAAGAAACTACCGATTAGGCAATCTAGTTTGGATTCAAGATGATCGAGAAATTCCTCGCTTATCGCTTCAAGCATGTCATCCAAGCCAATGGTCCGCAAAGCAATCATTGGCTTTTCATTAACAAACTTCACAGCAAGTCGCAAATCAATGGTTCTTGGGCGAAATCCTCGATAGGGAACAAACTGCAAGGTAAAAATAGCCGGTAATCGCTCACCGCTACTGCTCTTTGCTTCGATCCTCGCGCTATTTGACCGCTCATTCACAAAATCGCCATTCTGAGAATTGACCTGCGATTGAGATTCAATGGTGATGTTTCTGATATTCATACAAGCAACATCGAAAGTCATTTCACCACTTTTTTCGCCGGTATCATAAATATGTTCAACCATATTCGGCCAGTCCTGAAGCCAGTTGAAAAGATCTTCCTGGCTAAAGTCATACTTATGTAGTTTGTCGAATGCTCTGTACTCTGACGTTGCCTTAAGCGTCAGCAACGCTCTGTGTTCACAATGCAGGGGCTCTTCTGGCGTTCCCAGGTCAAATATTGTTCTGGCTGTCATAGCTTCCATGTCGACAAACGTATTCGCTTCCTCGCGATCATCGTGATACTCGATAAAAGCTTTCAAATCGTGAGTTTCATAAATACCCTTGAAACGATCACGATGTATATTGAATTTTTCAAGAGATTCTACTCTCATCCCTTCAGACAAAAGAATCGAGCGGACATCAGTTATATCAACCGGCTCGCCGCATTTTGACATTTCTTCCAACTTTTCTATTGTATCTCTTTCCAAAACTTACTCCTTACGCATGCTCCCTTAGTCAGTCGGGAACATGTCTTTTTGGTTTTGAGGGGTGATTGATTGCCGGCCATCGTCATGGATATAAACCGGAGTGGTTTTTGTATCCTTGTCGACGGTGTTGCCGAACTCGTGTGGCACATCAGATGATATCTGGTGCGTTACCTGGCACTGTCTGGTATTACTAATCGGGTGATACGTCAGCACGATTGTAACCTTTGAGTTTTTTGCATAGCCAATCGCTGCGCGTCCAGCGTCAGTCATGGCTGCTGCTATCTTTTGCTGAAACATTCCAGCATCCAGATCTTCCAGGATCTTTGTGTTATCAATTAAATCAGACAAACCTTACTCCTTGTGGTGCGGAGTTATAGCCTCGGAAATTCTCTGACTATAACTCCGATTGGTTAAACATCAGGATTTATGCCCTGATGCCGATCTTTGTACCGCCCCGGTAGCTAGTGCCGGGCACTTCCCAGTCACCATCCATCATTGCGGCAAGTTTCGACAGCTTCTTGTCGTCAATGTTAACCGAAGCCAAATACTGCGGGTTTGGGTGCGTATCCTCTACTTTCACTCCCAGTGCAGCGCAAAGAAAAGCCACCTTGTTGTTTACAGTTACCTCATGGCGGCGCCCGGCTATCCTGCCTTTTGCTGCTGGTGCTGGTGCTACTGGCGCGGCATGTACCTTTTCAGATGCCTCCATTAGTTCGTCAGCTTTTTCGTGATGGCCTTTTTCTTGGGCTTTCTCGGCGCGTCGCTCCAAAGCTTCCTGCTCTTTTCGTGCTTTTTCTTCAGCTTCAGCCTGAGCAATTCTGCGCTTTCGCTCCTGCTCATCATCCCAGGCTTCCATAAGCGCCTTAGTGCTTTGCTCAAACTGGGCGCATTCGTCCTGCAAAGGCTTGAAGCAATCAATGATATCCTGCTTGGCATCATTTAATGGCTTTGTCAGTTCCTGGCGAGCGGCCACAATCGTTTTGAGTTTGCCTTTCATGTCTTTCAACATGTCCAGCATGTAATCGTACTCTGACTGTTTTTTGATCTTCCCAAAAGATCCGCCTTCTTCGTTGCTAAACAGTGAACGTATTTGGTTCATTGTCATTTCAACCGATTCTGGTACTCCGACATTGAATGTCATCTTACTCATTTTATGTTTTCCTCTTTCCACTGGTGAATAGTCAAAGCCGCCCGGAAAGTTGCCCAGTCAGCTCGACTTGTTAAATTGTGTTTTTTGAATGAACCGTCTGGCTTAAGCAATACGCACCATCGCTCATCCACTTTGATTTCTGGTAGAGAAGCCTTGAGCAATTTCTCATAGGCTGCAGTTTGCGGACCTACCGAGGGAACCAGCACCGCAGTTGATTTGATATCCAGCAAGATTTTTTTTAGGGCTCCCTTTTTAATCACTGAACCATATCTATCCAGGGTGCCAGCCGCGCCAATCTTCTCGTCTGCCATTCTGAATTCAACTAACTCAGGCTCAAAACCTGAAGTCTGAAGGAATGTTTTCCAAGCAAGAAGATAGCCTTCGTATTCAACGTCATATTCACCCAGTACGCCATTGTCATGGTGTTCCGTGAGTGTATGGACATAGTTACCCCGCGCCGAAGCCTTCGCAAGAATATCAGCGGGAATGCCCATGTAACTCGAAATAACATCTAGCACCTGGGTCACACTTGGCAGTCGCTTGCCGTTTAGGTGGTAGGTGTGAGTTGCTTCGTCGAATGCCAGCATTACTGTACCTTGATTAGTTCGAGACAGCCGTTCAAGTCACAGAATCTCAATTTATCCAGTGATGGTATGTTGTAGTGCTTCAGCACCAATTTGATATCCACCCCTTTATTTTCGGCTGTTCGCTCGATGATCTTTATTTGGTTTTTATCAACCAACTTAGCACCATCTACGCTTTCTGGCTTTGCAGCAGGTTGCGGGTTAGCCGAGCCGCCAGCTGCTTGACCATCATCGTCTTCGCCGCCAAATGCGATACCAGTTAATGAAGTCAGGGTATATCGCTTTCCATAAGATCGGGTTGATCCAATTGCTTGAATACCGTTTTTAGAACCGCTGTTATCTGGCAGTGATAAAAACTCATCTTTTTCGCAATGGCCGCCTTTATGAGAAAGTATTCCTGTTGTAAGAATCGCGCCGCCATCTTGCGTTTTGTGTCTGAAAGAAAGCGCAAAGCCATGTTTTGCCATTATTGGCTTTATCGCTCTAATGACATCCTCAAACTTGGCGTAAGGTATCGTGAAACCGTGCTTATCATTAACGATTTCGCCTTCTTTCGTTACTTCAGGTAGGTCATTTTGCAGCTTTGGGAAAGCTTTCCAAAATAATTTCTCTGCCTCGGACTTTTCAACACGATCACGCATATCAAGCAATTTATTCATTTTCTCAACATCGCATGAAGGATCTGCCGCCGCCTGGGCGATAATCTGCATAGACGCTGTTATCGGGTTATCCGAAATCTGAGCTACGGGCATTCTTTCTCGCCGTTCGACAATTTCTGATCCAACTGTTTCTGCTTCATTACCTTCGGCCTCTAGTGTTACCGGGCCTTTATTTAATTTTGACATTTCCGACTCCTATTTTTCGTTTTGTCAGTGTTTCTTGTCGCCATGCCCAAGTCTTTGCGCCGCGCATTCTCAGCAAGACGCAAACCATAAGCAGTGATCAAGATGGCGCCAAAGAACGCCACACACTTAATGATGAAAAGGCACATTAGAACCACACCGGGCGATTGAACACGACAGCGACACCAGCAATAAACGACAATTCTTCTGGATCCATTTCAGGATTGTGATCGAGTGTGTTTTTGCGATAGATCATGGTTGCCGCTTCATTTCTTGGCAATCCTTTTAACAAGCCTATCTCGTCAACGAACATATCAACTACCTTGTCCTGGAACTTGACGGTAACGCGCTCCATTCCTCCGCTGAGTAGTGGCTCGACCAATTTTTTTAATTCGATATAGCCAGGATCACGAGCCAAATCCACTTCTAAAACATCGTGATCGCCATCAGGCTTGAAGATGTACATGGTTGTTTCCATCGTAAAAGAATCCTCCCTTGTTTAAATTCTTTTGCGTTACGAGTTGCAATATAAACACACGAATGTATTATCGCAACCATAAATTTGATTATTTTAACAAGGAGAACAAATATTGAATTTAAGAAAAAGCATCAAAATGGCATTAGCCAAGTACGACAAAAGTACAAATTGGTTAGCTAAAAAGATGGGGGTTTCTCATCAGCGCATATCAAATATGTGCAAAGCCAATTACAACTGCACAATGACTACAGCTGAAAGCGTTGCTCGAGCATTTGACTTACCTTTGAGCGAATTTATTGCGCTGGGTGAGTCGGGGGATGAGTAGCTCTTATTATCAAGTAGTTAATTGGGAGCAGTTTCAGCACTACAAGAAACGAAACCCACCATGGATAAAGCTCTATGGCCGTATTCTCGATGATTACGATTTTTCAACACTTGATGATCACGAGAAATTCCAGTTAATGGCGTTATGGATCCTGGCAGGCAAACTGAACAACAGAATTCCCGCTGATGAAAATTGGATAACTGCAAGAATCAATAGCAAGAAGAAGGTGAACCTTGAACTGTTTGCATCACTTAACTTCATTGAATTGTGCCTTGATAATCAAGAACATAGCGGCGCTAGCATAAAGCTAGCTGATTGCAATCAAAATGCCCGCCGCTCTGTCTCTGTCTCTGTCTCTGATAATTTAAAAGAAAAGGTGTTTGAAGTTTTCAATTATTGGACCGAGGTTATGGGCAAAAGCCCCAACAGGGTGAAGCTCACAGCTGAGAGACACAAGAAGATTGCTGGCAGGCTAAAAACCTATCCGGTTGCTGACATCATGCTAGCAATAGACAACTGCAAAGCTAGCCCTCATCACCAGGGTAAGACAAGAACCAACAGTACGGTTTTCGATGATATTGAGCTGATTTGCAGGAATGACACCAAACTAGAATTTTTTCGAGACATGAAGATTCAAAATGAACACTCAGACACCGACTGGGCAGAGTAGGCAAATTCCAGAAGAAGTTAGGCTTCTGGTGAACAGAATATTTTCTGTTTTCAAATTGACCTACCCGACATGGAATAGCAATTTGGCTGATAGCGAAATCAACTATAAGCGCAGGCAATGGGCTTTCGCCATTATCGACACTATGGTTCGCCAGGCACAGGAGACAACTGAAGAATTTACGCTTCGACGTAGGGAGCGGATTCAAAGAGCTATTGATCTGTCAATCAAACAGTACCCGGACCACGCACCAAACATCGGAAGATTTATGAAGTTGACTGAACGCCATCAAGCGCACCTACCCGCCGCGCCAAGATCCAGGCAACTACCGGCGCCTAGTGGGAGTTCATTGGCAAAAGGGAAAGCAGCTATAGATAAATTACTAAAAATAACCAAAGGGATAGACGATGCAACGTAAAGCCTCGAAGACAACACGCGGCGAGAATGCCATTGAAAAAAGAGTACGAAAGTTTGTTGCAGGGCTCGGAAAATGCAGCGCTTGCGGGATGTACGGCCCGATTGAAGTACACCACGTAGTTGGATCAGCCGGGAAAAAGAAGCTTTTAGCGTATGGCACAGTGATCATAGGCATGATCTTTCTCTTGGCGCTATGCGCCAAATGTCATTGCATGGTTTCCAGGAAGAAAAAGGTGTTTTACCGCAAGTACGGCACTCAACGTGCTTTGTTTTTCAAGCAAATGGATCAATGCAGCTTTTTAGATGAGATACCAGAAGAAGTAATGGAAGGAATCAATCAATCAGGAGTGTGAAATGGTACAGGAAGAATTTGATTTATCAGTTGCACTGCAACGGCAGGAAGATGGTATTCGACAGGTAGCGGAAAACAATCATGAGTTTCTCATTGCTGCGAGAGGCACGGCAAAGCTGGTCGCTCAATCAAAAGGGACTGTAACCTCTGATGATGTTCGAGCGGGATGCCCACTTGTGCCGTTACACCCAAACGCCTGGGGCGCTGTCTTCAAATCAAAGGAGTTTGTTTTCACCGGGCAATACCATCAAAGCAAGTTGGTATCTCGTCATGGTGCTATGCAGCGAGTATGGAAACTAGCCGAGGGATCAAAGTGCCAATAAGTTTTTTAGCTGTCAAACATGGTGGTGCATTCTTCGCCTGCAACGATGAAGACAAAAATGAGGCTGCCAAGATAAAGCATGGCGAAGTTTATCGCTGGATATTGAAGAAGCGCACTCATAGGTCAACACAGCATAACAAGCTTTACTGGTCCGGGCTCTTGGAATTAGCTTCTCAATACTGGACACCTACTAGCGGTTGTTTGTCTCCAGCTGAAGAGAAATTGCTAGAAGGTTTCGCTATCTATCTGAATAAGTTAACGGACGGTTCCGGGAAACAGGGACTAGAACAAGCAAGAATTGCTTACCAGGAAGCGATCAAGAAGAAACGAGCGGCACATTACGAACTGCCAGCAAAAGACAAGGATGATATTCACATGTGGATTAAAGAGGAATTAGGCTATTACAATCTCATCCTAACGCCAGCAGGTTGGCGAAAAGAATTAAAATCGACAAATTTTGAGACAATGGGGCAGGAGCGCTTTAATAAATTCTACAAAGACGCTTTTGACGTTGTGTGGAACTTCATACTCTCCCAGCATTTCGAGAGCGAGGAACAAGCGCAGAATGTCATCAATGAACTGCTTTCAATGGGGGGATGATTGAAAACATTAGATTTGTTCAGCGGGATTGGGGGCTTTAGTCTCGGCCTCGATCGAGCAGGATTTGAAACAGCAGCGTTTTGTGAATACGACGAAAAATGTCGCCAAGTATTAAAAAAACACTGGCCTGGCGTACCGCAATATACGGACATCAGAACACTAACAGCGGAGCAATTGAAAAATGACGGAATCGAAGACATTGGACTTATTTGCGGAGGATTCCCATGCCAGCCCTTTAGCACTGCCGGGCAGCGAAAAGGCCAGAATGATGACCGCCACCTCTGGCCAGAAGTACTCCGCCTTGTACAAGAAATCCGGCCCACTTGGGTCTTGTGTGAGAACGTTGCTACCCCAGGTTGTGGAAATGATTGGCCGGTCGATAATGGCGGCACACAATGAAACGAAAGGTACATAATGGTCACAAAGATACCTAAAGCAAAATCTGAAGGTGAGGAAACACTCGCGCTACACCTCAAAACTCAAGGTATTAAATTTTACCGAGAAGTTAAAATTGTCTCGCCGCTCAATGGTAGAGGATACATTTACGACTTCGAGTTAGATGGCTATGGCATTTTGATTGAGGTTCAGGGCGGGACTCACAGTGGCGGCGCTCACACCCGGGGAACCTCTTACCAGCGCGATGTCACAAAGATGAATTCAGCTACCCTGCTTGGCTATAAGGTTGTGTGGTTCACAACTGATGATGTCAAAAAAGGCAATGCCATAAACTTTCTTATTGAACTCATAAAAAAAGGCGCCGATTAAAGCGCCTTTTTGTTGTTTTACTTTTTGCTTACCTGTCAACCATCCGGGTCTTCAGGTCCATTGTTTGCCCAAAAGTATCCGCTCGTGTTAATTACCGGGATCATTCCATCTTCCAGATTAAACATGCTGGCAACGTCGACAATCGGCACCCTATTAGGGGTCAGTTGGTCGCTGCCAATATCCCTTTCTGGTGCCTCGTAACCATCTGGATCACCTGGGCAACAAAACCACAACGGGGCCAGTAGATTTTCGTCGAGAATATCCGGCTCCAGAACATCACCTGATTCTTTTGCAGCTTCGGTCACTTGAACAAGAAAAACATCGTCTGACAGCATTGGACCATCACCTGCTTCTACGCCAGCTGAAGCAAGCGCAGGAACAAGAAAGCCAATCATCAAACTTAATACATAAAAAAGCTTTCGCATTTTTTATCTCCGGTTGGTTTGGTTAGTTTCAGATTAGGAACATTTATCGTACACCGTCTAATGGATTATTCAAAGGATCAATATCACCAGTTGATTCAATAATCTCGGCTCTCATTTTCAACATATCAGCCTGGAAACTAGGGTAGGCATTGTATGTGTCCTGGGCAGTATGGAGATTCCCGCTTAAATCTTCCATGAGCTGCCATGTCTTAGGTGATAGCTTCTCGATAGATTTAGCATTCTTGCTCAAATCAAACATTTCTCGCTTTTGATACCCAGGCAACCCTGATGCAATCATGGCATTTCTCATTTCCATCACGACACGTTGCGATATCAGATCATCTAATCGACGCTTTTTATCTGGCTTTATGGTTTCAGAATCGCGCACATTGTTTCTAGCCTGATTGTAATATCTGGATATCAACTGTGCCCGGTGCAAAGGATGAAACTTAGCCTGGCTCTTGCCGGGGGCGATTGCCCCGGTATACCGAGCCATCACATAAGCCGCCTCATGGTCCTTGAGTTTGCCTAAGTACGCTCTGGCTTCATCGTTCGAGTCATCTGATACAAGCATTTTGAATGTGCTGTACTTCGCGGTCATAGAACCGCCATCACGAGACATCATTCGATAGAAATCGGTTTTAGATGATGATGAGCGCGTCCAGTCCCTGATAAACCGGCGCAGGAAGAACATATCATCACCGCCAAGGGTCGGCGCATTCTCATCTACTGCAGTGGTCAAACCTAATGCAGTTCGCCCCATGCTCCCTGTATAGCTCACAATGTAGTGATCTATCAGTACAGGAGGTATGCCGTTGGCTTTGCCGATCTTCTTGGCTAGGCTGCTTGTCCATGCGTAATACTGCTTCTCTGGATCCAGGCCTTTTAACCTGTCGCTAATCAGCGGCATGTCGTTATACAAAGACTTGTTGGCGAAATGCTCAATGGTCGGACGTATAGCGACTGGGATCATTGGTGGGCCAAGCATCATCATAATGCCTCGCTTCATCTTTTCCATTTCTTCCGGGTCATCATAGTAATAAGCGCCATAGGCGCGCTCCATGATGTTTCCAAGCATTGCCTCTTGGAAGGGTTTCGGTATCGCGTACCAACCAAGCTTCCATTCACCATCAACCAACATAGGCGCCTTAACCATCCAGTGCATGGTCCGCAAGTATTCTGAAAACTCCTGATATTCCTCGTCGTCACTGTAGAGCATGGTCAATGCAGCACCAGCCATTCCCACCAAAACCATTTTGGTAACAAGCTTTCGCCCGGTAGAGAGGTTTTTCTGTTCTCTAGCCGTTAATGACTCAGTTTGACCGAACACATAGCGAAGCGCTTGTTGATAGGATCCAGAACCACCCAGGGTGCGGCTGAATTTATCCATACCTTGAAAGTGAGCATTCATAAACGTGATGATTCTTTGTGCGGAAAGCATCTTCGAGCCATGACGACCATAATCAGTGATGTCTCTTGCGGTAAAAGCGCCCTCGATCACTGCTTCTTTATCGGTATAGCCTTCCTTTTTCGCTTTCTCGAAGGTTTTCCTGAACAAACCAATACGCATAGCAGATTCAGATATCTCAGTTGCTGCTAAAAATCCGCGCCACGATACCCGGCGAATATCGGCGCCTGTCCTGGATACGGTTTCAATGTCCTGCTTTGCGCGCTTTGCCGCCATCGAGTTGGCGTTTACACCACCCATAATGCCGCCAGCACCAACATAGGCTTGCTTCATTTCATCAAAAGCTACCGATGACTTAAGCCCTTTCCCGAAATCAACACCCGGGGTGTAATTGGGATCCAGCATCCAAGTGGTTAACTCACCTCGAATGGTGTTTGTAACCTGGAATGTTGGCTCGACGGTAATACCCAAACGCATGGTTTGTGCGGGTAATGACAGCAAATCCACCAGCAAAGGCACTTCTTCCCGGTTCAGGGTAGTGAATGCGTTATAGAGTTCCATTCCAAATTCGCCATCAGCAAGCCTGTAAGCCTCTCTCTTGCCACCTTCCCAAACGAATATAATGGGCTCGCCTCGCTCGTTGATGTCACCAGCACGGAAGAAGCTTAAGCCTGGCGCGTCTATATCGTCCATGCCGCCAAGAACCATTTCAAGGCTTGCCGAATCACGCTCCGTTAAAGCAGACCAGTCCATTTGAGTAACCAATGCCTGCTTTATCTCTTCCATACCGATAAACATACGGCGAATTTCATTATCAGGTATCTTCTCGACGACAGCACCTGAACCATAACCAGCATCCTTGGCAATATCGACTAGCGCCCGGCGAGAATCATTGCCCTTAATAGAGACTTCGGTTTCATAAACATCGGCCATGATGGATTCGAGTGGGTTGATAATCGGTCTATCAGAGCCTTTAAAGCGCTTCAGCACTCCATTACTGCCAGTGTCACCCAAACCGGACGCGGTTGATTTATCACCTAAGTCCGATCTGTCACGCATGAAAGGCACATAAT